CAGGCGATGGGAGTCACAGAAAGTCAGTTGACCAAGATGATCAAGAACGGGGAAGTTCTGGCGAGGGATCTCCTCCCGAAAATGGCCAAGGGATGGATAGAAGCCTTTGGACCTGCGGCATCTCAGGCTGCAATTGCTTTGCAAGCTCAGCTCGAGAGGCTTGGTTCGGCCAGCTTCGAATTGCTCAAGAGGTTCGATGCCGTTACTGGGTTCTCCAAGCTCTTCCGGGAAGCTGTAATTGCCACTCGTCTGACCCTGGAGTACCTCACTAAGAACATGGAGACTGTTATTGCACTCTTCGGTGCCATGGCAGGAGCCGGAGCCGGTTTTCTAGTATACCAGCTCTTTGCTCGGTTGCCGGCAGTGATTATGCTCACTGTTACAGCTATGAAGGCACTTATAGCGTCCATCATCACGCTCGATCTGGTGACACTCGCTACAGGGTGGGGTGCACTCCTTAGCGTGATGGCCAAAGCGGCGGCTGTCATCATAGGGGCCGTTGTAGGCTACAACCTCCTGAAGGATGCGATCCAGTCTGTCCAGACTCCTATGGAGGATTGGGTAAACGAGTCTAAGGCCTGGCTCGATGTCCAGGAGAAGATCGGCAAGTCGCACAAACAGACTACCGACGAGATCAAGAAGGGTACACAGGAAAGATTGCAGCTTCTGACTGTTGAACTCTCGTCCGCTCATGAGATGTTGCGTCTGACAATAGCCTCTCAGAAGGCTAGGATGGACGAGGTAAATATCAAGCCGAGCATCGCAGCTCCCTTCGGCGGTACATTCCTGGGTATTCAACCAACAGGTGAGTCTCCTGAAGTAACTGCCGCTCGCAAGCGGTTACAGACTCTGGAAGATCTCCGGAAGGAGATGGAGACTACCCTGGATCGTCTGTCCAAATTGAAGCCTACTAGCGTCGCTGGTGGGGAAGAACCTGGGACTCAATGGGCAAACTGGGCAGAGAAGATCAAGCAGAGTATCCGCGAGGTCACCGGACTCGGCGAACAGCTAAAGGCCTCAGAGCTTGGACAGGGTGCCATTGAGCAGGCCAGAGGGATGGCTAAGGCGATCGAGATGATGTCCGATCAGCCTGAGAAGGGTCGTGGTAGTCTTATTGGTCTCGCAAAGGCCTTGAAGGACGCTGGCTTCGAAGGTGGGAACCTTACGGAGCAGCTGGCCAAGATGTATCTCCTAATCGAGCAGCGCAAAGACACACTCAAGGAACTCGAAGCGTTGCCGGGTAAGGCAGCTACAGCCGGTGAAGCTATCGCGAAGATGTTCGAGACGGTGGAAGCCCGACGCCAGGCAGCCACGGTGGGCGAAGTTGGTGAACAGACCCAACTGGAGAAGCAGCTTGTCACAATGACGGAGCACTTCGACGTCCTCAAGAAGATGGGCCTCACGCAGGAGCACATCAACACGTTAGTGGCAGAGTTCCGCAAGCAGTGGAAGGAGATGTCGGACGCGGAAGATGCCAGCAAGGAAGTTGAAAAGCTGACCAAGGCCTTGGAGCACCTGGACAATCAGTTGGGCGATAAGAGCACCCGAGTATTGGAGGAATATCGTGACCGGATTGAGCTCGTCTGGCGAGCTTTTGGCCAGGGTATTGGGACGATAGAGGACGTGGAACGCCGTCTCCTCCTGATCCAGGACGATATGAATCGCAAGGTTGTCGACCGAGCAACTGTGTTTGGTCGGAGCCTTAAAGAGACATTCAGGGAGATCGAAGACACTGCCGCGACAACGCTTGCCAAGATCTCGATGGGGCAACAGATCGGCTGGAAGGAAATGTTCGATAAGATCCTCCAGTCGGCACTCGAGTTCATGTACAAGATGACGGTTGTAGAACCAATCATGAAGGGACTCTTCGGAGGTCTCTACACTGGACAGACAGGAGATGCGAATACTGGCGTCTTCGAAGCAGCTCTGAGGAAGTTTGGTGGCTTAGCAATCGCGTCAACTATGCCTAATTATCCGAGCTACCAGGGAGTCGATGAGGCGGGCTTCAATGATATTGACTGGCTAGGCGAGAATGCTTCTGGTGGAAGCTACAAGATCGGTGGATCAGGTAGCTCGGATAGCCGAGTAGCTGCTATGAGAGTCTCCCCTGGAGAGCGGGTAGACGTTCTCACTCAAGAGCAACAGCACGCCGCTGGAGCTGGGATGTCCATTAAAGTCATCGTCCGCAATGAGACAGGAGTTGTCATGGAGGCGACTCAAGGTCCAACTACGTTCGATGCCGAAGGAGCAGTTGTGGAGATGTTCTTCCGTCGTATGCGCAGAGACGCTGGAGCCCGTGAACGGCTCGCGTCCCTAACAAGAGCTCCGACATTCTAAGGCGATAGACATGGCAGCCTTTCCACATTCATACGCCAAGATCCTTGCTGAAGGGTACGAGAAAGATCGTGCCTCAGCTCTTGTTCGTACTCCCATGGAAGACGGGATGACGAAGCAGCTAAAGGTCCGCAGCCGAGTCTTAGTTGGTCGTTCGTTCGTTGTCGCCATCGCGAACTTATCGGACTACCAGAGCTTCATTACTTGGTTCCAGACGACCATTAACTATGGTGCCGACTGGTTCGACTTTACTGACCCTGAGGATAGCGTCGTCCGGACTGCACGTGTAGTCAACAAGCTGGACAAGGAACGTCCTATTGTTGGTCTGGGACAGTGGCGTATCCCAATTATGATCGAGACCTGGAGTGGCTAAGAGCTACACCTCGAACTTCAAGGAGAAGGTTGGCTCTTCATCGGGTCAGGAACCCGTCTACCTCCTCGAGATTAGTCACCTCCAGCTGGCCACACCTGTGCGTGTTGTGAACGACACACAGGATCTGAGCTTCTACCCCGCTAATGACCTCTCAGGTCAGGCGACTGCAGGTACCTCGAACACTCTCACGCTGGCGGTAGGGTCGTCTTCAGTCACTGACTTCTACAAGGATTGGCTCCTCCGACTTATTTCTGGTCCTGGATCAATCCAAGAACGGTTGATTTCTGCCTACAACGGTTCGACCCGAGTCGCAACGATCAGTCCGAGATGGGCTACCAATCAATTCCCGGGGTTCACAGAAGACTTTGCCAACGGCAATTGGGTGGTGGGGGATGCCGCCAACCCGAAGCTCCCAAACACTCTAGACATTAGTGCCCCTGACGGGACCTTTACTGCATGCAAATGGGTGTTAAACAGTATCGCTTCCAACCGTAGCTTTGGACATAGTGGCTCAGGTGTTCCTGCTCCTGCCAATGGACGCACGGATGTATTTTCGTTCTACGTTTACATTCCTATCAGCAATTCAGGTGGTGCTTTCAAGGCGTATATGTTCGCCACCGGGGAGATTCCAACTGACTACGTGGATTTGAATGTGTTGCCAAGGAACTCCTGGCAGAGGGTGAGCTATTCCCATACTTGGGGCGCTGGAGCTAGCGGTACTATCGTTCCCCAGTTTCACCAGAATGCGCCTGATACTGTGGGCGACATGATGTATATCTGGCATCCACAGTTGGAGCTCGGCGTAGCACTTGGTGACTATGTCAAGGCAGACACTGCCGCAGTTGTGACTCCGACTTCTTCCACTCTGTACGGATTAGTACAACCTCGAACCTTTGTTGCATGTGCTTTCCGGATTCAGTTGCCGGATGACATCTCTAAGTCGATCCCGCAGGTGCCTATTTCCATCGACAACGTTGGCCGTGAGCTCACACAGTTCCTCGAGCAGTCCAACGGTGGTAAAGGTGCTACGGTACGTATTATGCAGGTAATGCGTGATACCCCAGATGTCATCGAGCAGGAATACACTCTCCTACTGACGGGCGTTAGGCAGAATATGCTCGAGGTCCAGGGGCAACTGTCGTACGAGAACTTTCTTGACATACCCGCTTTGGCCGCGACGTTTACGCCAGAGCTTGCACCGGGGCTCTTCTAATGGCCGCCGTCCTTACTCTGTCAGTCCACTGGTCAGAGAGTTACGTTGGCCGTCCTTGCGGCGATGGAGCCTTCGACTGTGTGGATCTTGCTATCCTGGTGCAGAAGGAAGTATTTGGCCATGATATCCAGGGACTTGCTGAGCGCATGTACCGCGGTCATAAGGGCATCGCAAAGTTCCGTCGTATGTCGGAAGAGATAGCTCGCCGTCGAGGGGACTACGTCGATCCTGTAGTGGATCCGAAAGAGGGCGATGTAGCACTGATTAAAACTCGGGGCTACTTCCAACATGTAGGGGTGTTCTGCAGTATCCATGGGGAAGCCTGGATTCTCCACGCAGCTGATGGTAACGGTCAGGTAGTCTTGCAGCGCGAGAGGATGCTCCCGATTAGAGGTCTGACTGTAGAGGGGTACTACAGGTGGAAGTAATGCAGCCAGCTGTCGTTATTTCACCACATCCGTTCCTTCCCTTGAAGGATCGGGAGATCGTCTTTGCCGAATTCCAGCCCGGCGAAACGATTGGTCAGTATCTCCGGCGACAGGGTCTCACAAGCAGATTCGGTCTCGACGGTCGACGCCCTGTTGTGTGTACCATCCAAGGGTATCGGGTTCCGTTCGAGATGTGGCCTCATATCCGTCCGAAGTCCGGCTACCTTGTAGAGTTTCACGCCGCCGTTAGAGGAGGGGGCGACGGGAACAAACTTGGTAGGACTCTAGGAACGATCCTCATTGCGGTTGCGAGCTATTACACTGGAGGTCTCGTCGCGGCTGAGTACGGTGCGATGATGGGAGCCGCCGCTACAGCTGCGACTACAATTGTTGGTGGCTTAGCCCTCAACGCGATCTTCCCGCCACCGAAGCCTCATATCGCCAATGAAGGCGATACCTCACCCACCTACGCGGTTGAGGGTGGATCGAACCAGATGCGTCGCTACGAGCCGATGGTCAAAATTATCGGTACGCATAAGGTCTTCCCTGATATGGGAGCTCAGCCGTACAACGAGTTCCAAGGTGAGGATCAGTTCGGATATTACATCTTTGACCTCGGCTATAACGACGTTGAGCTTTCCGACATGAAGATCGGGGATACTCCGCTGGAGAGCTACACAGGAGTAGCCTATGAGATCAGTGAGATGGATGGGGTTCTCAACCTTTTTCCTGGTAATGTGGACTCAGTTGCGGGCGAGGCTCTTACCGCTGCGGCTAGTTGGATCCAAAGGACGTCAAGTGCGAATGCCACGCAGTTAGCTGTCGAGGTCACTGGGTATCTATTCCAGATCTCTCCTCAGGGTGATATCTGGAATAATACCGTTACGATCGAGCTCAACTATCGTAAGGTAGGATCTTCGACTTGGCTCAAGCTCACCCAGGCAGACGACTCGATCCCCTTCCTGATCGACTGGAGAGCCGTACCAGCGTCGTTGGCTCAAGCCCTGAGGGACTACCTTCTCAACCTCTCAGCTCCGGACGGTGAGATCACGATCCAGAACAGCAGCCGAAAGCCTCTGCGGCGTACATTCGTCTGGCCAGTGGCTAAAGGTCAGTACGAGGTTCGCGTACGTCGTGTATCAGCGGAATCGACGGACGAGAAGTTCGTCTCCGAAGTTATCTGGTCACAGCTTCGCACGTACCAGCCAGATACTGTAGACTACACCGGTCGCAAGCGTATTGCTCTGAAGGTTAGGGCTACGGGACAGATCTCTGGCCAGCTCCCAGCATTCAGTTGTATTGCTCGCGCCAAGACTCAAGTATTTGGAGCGGCGTATCTCTCTTTGCCTGCTACAGGCGGGAACTACGCAAGTACTCAGGATAGTGTAGTGCTAGATGCACTTACCGCGAATCTGGATATTCGCGTGAAGGTGAGAGTCACTGACTGGACCGGAGCTGACTACCAAGTCTTCATTGCCAAAGATACTGGCGCTGATCCAGGACGAGTGTTCGGGCTCTATATCAGTAATGCTAGCTCTGGGGAGCTTCAGTTCTTCCGCTCCGTCGCTGGCGTAGCGCAATTTGCTAGTGGTGGCGATCTAGTCCCTGGTTTCGCGAACGGATCAATGCATTGGATTGGTGTTAAGCACAACGCGACTAGTGGTGCAGTAACATTCTGGAAGTCGGACGACTACGACCCCGTGACCGAGATCGGAACGTGGGTTCAGATCGGTAGCACAAAGACACTTGCTACCGGTACCATTGATACGAACAACGCCGCGGTTACGATCGGAACGGTTTCTGGGGCTAACTATCTGCTCGGTGGTGAGGTCCACTACGCCGAAGTTCGTAGCGACATTGATGGCCCCATCGTTGCCAAATTCGACCCGGGTGATGGGTTACCAGACGCAACCTTATTTGTAAGCCAGACAACAGGTGAGGTCTGGACTATCAATCAATCAGGTAGTCCCACAGCTGACTTAGTAGAGGTGCCTGGTCAATGGCCTATTCGTCAGACCTCTAATCCTGCCTGGTGGTACCTGAATACTCTTCGCGGTCAACTCCTAAACGGCCGACGTATCTGGGGTGCGAATGCCTCCGAGTCGGCAATCGATGTTGAGAACATCCGGGATTTTGCCGACTGGTGCGACTCACAAGGCCTGACAGTCGACATGGTACTCGACCAGCAGATGTCGGTCTTCGATGTGCTCCAAGCTATTGCACTAATGGGTCGTGGTACGCCCTCCTGGGGTTCCGGCAAGATGGGTGCTGTCTGGGACGCTCCGAACTTGCCTGTAACTGCTGTATTCGGGATGCACAATATTGTCGCAGGTAGCTTCCAAGTTGTGTACACTACCGAGGATCTAGCTGACATTATCGAGGGTGAGTTTATCAATCCCGCACTGGATTGGCAGCGTGATTACGTCCGCGTAGCCGTTCCAGAAGCCACTGGTCAAGCAAATGTCCGACGTGTCCAGCTCTTCGGGCGTACGAACAAAGAGTTGGCAGCAGAGGATACCAACCTCTATGCCGCTACGAATGCGTATCGTAACCGGGGCTACAAGTGGACTTCTGACTGGGAAGCGATGCCCTCGGCTAGGGGAGACGTTGTCCAGCTCTCTCACGACTTGGCCTCGCTCGATTACTCCGGGCGCTTGATGGAGGGTTCTACGTCTACTAGTCTTAAGCTTCCTCGTCAGGTTCCTCTCTATGCTGGTGGATCTTTCATTGTCATCATCAAGCCCGATGGTACGTACGCCACTTACTCAGTTAATGGTGGAACAGGTAATACGGACACGCTGACACCAACTTCGGCTCTCCCCTTTAGTCCGGATGGTGATACTGAACATCCGCCGTATGACTATAGATGGCTCTACGGTCCAACATCGACGCCTGGCAAGAAAGTGAAGATTGATTCACTCCGCCCGATCGACGAACGGTTCGTAGAGGTATCGGCAGTCGATGAATTGCCAATCTTCTACACTGCAAAGGACAATCCGTACACGTATGTACCACCACGGCCAATTTTTGGTGCCACTCCAGTCATCAAGTCTCTGACGCTTACACCTGATGGTCAACGAGCAGGACAAGGATACGTTGTTAGAGTTGCCATCGATTGGCAGATCGAAGGTAGATTCAGCTTCACGGACGTGCGCGTCGCAGTAGGTGGAAATCCATTCTTCATGCTGGCAAGGGAGATGAAAGGTACGTCGACGGAGATCACCATCGCTGATCGTCAAGATGTCACCGTGGAAATTACGGTGTACAGCGATCTCGGTCGTGTAGGTTCGACTGCCAAGGCCTCCGTCTCACAGTTCATTGACTTTACCGGTTTAAGAGTACCGGGGGATGCGCCAGGGTTCTTCATCTCGGGTAAGGTGTTTACCTGGAAAGCTGTAGATGAGGCAGATGTCATTGGCTACCAGATTCGGTTCCATTTGGGCGACAAACGGACGTGGGAAGATGCACTCCCCCTACACGAGGGCGTTATCACGGAGCACGACTGGGAAGCCGCGAGCTTGCCGTTAGACGACTTGCGTACGGTCTATCTCATCAAAGCGATCGATGCCGCAGGCCAGGAGTCAGCGAACGCTGCTGCTATTGTCAGAGGACTAGGAGACGCCGGGCTGGCTAACGTTATCGAGGTGATTGACTTCGCGAACGATGGCTGGCCAGGTACGATTACTAACGGAACGATCGTAGTGGACGAAATCCAAGCTGACACATCGACCTTGTTCTATGGGCCAGATGATGGCGCACCCTTCTATTCAGCTAGCGATGCTGACATCTTCTATCCAGCATCCCTGTTCAAGGACTTAACCTTCGAGTCCAATGTTATCGTTCCGGAGGCTCCTCTGTTTGGCTCTATCATCACAGTCCAGCATGTAATGCAAGGGGATCCACACTACCTAGAGTGGAAGCAGGATGGTATAGGACCCCTCTACTCACTAAGCGATACCGACTTGATCTACACGGCAGATGCTGATCCCTTCTACGATGGGTCTAGCGAATACCTGCCTTGGACTGGAGCCCGAGTCATCGAGCCTGGAGACCGCTACATATTCCGACTGAAAGCCGGCGGAGGTGCACTTCAAGGGATCTTTTCCGAGCTGCTAGTGTCGATTGACGCACCTGACATGGAGGAGGAACTGAACAACGTCGTGATTAGTGGATCAGGAACAAGACTGCCGATCACGAAGGACTTTACCAGCATCAAGAGTGTTCAAGGTACGCTTGAAAGTATTGGCGGTACAGCAGTGACATTTACCATCGAGGACAGAGACCCTGACCTCGGACCTCTAATCAAGGCTCGCGACAAGGATCTTGCAGCCGTTGCGGGCCAGGGCGATTTTCGTGTGAAAGGATGGTGATAAAGCTATGACTGCTCTTCCAGCAAAAGGTGATCTCGATGGTACGACTGGTGGTCACAACCAGGGGATGTTCAAGACGGCGATCGGAGGCGTACGGGACTACCTCTCAGGCCTCTTCGGCACAGCTGGTACTCCGGCTAGTGCGATCGACGCACTTAAGGCGCTCGATCCGCAGATGGTGCTGAACTTTGGTGTCAGCTTCGCTGTCGGATCCAACGCCCTGACAGCGACGGTCAAGGATTCGAAAGGGGCCGACCTCTCAGCCTCGAATCCCGGGTTTGTAATGCAACGTCATGCTACGCTGAGCAACGGTACCCAAGCCCTCAGAACTGCAACGGCCAACTTCTCAACCGTCATCTCGTCCGGCTCGACGGCAGGTCACGCCTCGGCAGTCGAGGGGTATCTGCACTGGTACCTCATCGATTCTGGTACGCAGGAACTCGCCTGGTCCACGAAGGACTACGGTGACAGTGGTATCGTTACGACAGTAGCAGAGGGCGGAGCTGGGGCAGCCGACTCGGCGACGGTGATGTACTCAACTACTGCCAGAACGAGCGTCCCGTTCAGGAAGATCGCCACAACGAAGGACACTCAGACGACAGCTGGTCTCTGGGCCGCGATCCCCTCAGTAGTCCAACCAGGGCCAAAGAACCTTGTAGTGGAGGAGAATGTCTGGGATAGGCAACAGTACAACCCTACTCAGACGCTAACAGACGGTGCAAACATCGCCTGGAACCTCCAGACACAGCCCGTCGCCAAGGTTATCTTGGGTGGTAACCGTACTCTGGATAACCCAACCTTCATGCGAGATGGATCATCAGGTATTCTTCGGGTAATCCAAGATGGAACTGGTACTCGCTTACTAACCTGGGGATCCGCCTATTTGTTCGAAGGCAACGTCGATCCAGTACTTTCGACTGCTATTAACTCGGTTGACATTTTTGCCTGGCACTCCGATGGAACGAGTGTACACATGATGTTCGCCTCGAGAGGATCCGCATAATGTTCGGACTCATTCCTAGTAGATTTAGCGGCCTCCCGGTCGCTAGTGCCGACTTTGACGGCACGAACGACTATATGACTCGTGGAGCTGGTCTAACAGGAGCCTCAGATCATGCTCAAGGCATCTTCTCGGCTTGGTTAAGAATCGACGGTGGGGACGGCACTTCTCGACGTTTTTTCAGTGCAGCTACCACTTTGGGTGGGGCAGTTGACGGTCCACGTTTTTCCTTGAATACGAGCAACCAGTTTTTGAATACTGTTGTGGCTGGTGCTAGTACATTTCAGCACCGTAGTACAACGGCCTACGCTGCTAGTGCGACGTGGCGGCATCTACTGATCGCCTGGGACAGAAGCATCCCCGTTTCTTCTCTCTATGTAGGGGATACAAGTGATCAGACGGTTGTAGACAATGACACTTTCACAGCGGATTACACCTATCCTGATTGGGTAGTAGGGGCAACAGCTGATGGCACAATTAAGTTTAACGGGTGTCTGGCAGAGCTATATTTCGCTCCCGGTCAGTACCTCGATTTTTCAGTTACGGCAAATCGTCGTAAGTTTATCTCAGCCGCTGGTAAGCCCGTGTCACTAGGTAGATTTGGTGAGTACCCTCTGAATGGGATCAGACCCCTCGTTTATCAGTCGCTACGTAAGGGGGAAGCTGTCGCCAATTTCGCCACGAACCGCGGTACTGGTGGGAATTTCAGTATTACCGGAACGCTCGACACTGGTTCAACGAGTCCGAGCGACTGAGACTAAGGAGAGGTATATGCAACTATTCGCAGAACGCAATGAGCTCCGACTGGCGACAATGTTGGTCGGGGCTATTCAAGTACTCTGGTCAGTTCTCCCGATAATCGGAGCGGATCTGAGACTGCATCGTGTACTGGAGTACTACGAACAAGCCGAAGAGTGGTTCACTGTCATGGCGTCTCTAGGGATACTACTACTCGCCAGTTCGATCCTTCGCTGGCGAGGAGGACGACAGCTTGGGCTAGTACTCTCCTGTGCTATGTGGGCTGCCTTTAGTGTAATGTACGCCTACTACCTAATAGCAGTCAAGTGGACTATAGGATCGGTGCTCATGACGGCCCCGCTTCTTGCTGTGTTCTGCTTCGTCCTGTACATTAACGACGTAGCACAAAAACCAAAGAGCAAGGGAGCCTACGATGACTGTGCTTGAGATCCTGGATAGTGTTGCGGCTGTAGCCCGCAAGATCGAGACGGTAATCCCAATACTAGGGTATCTCCTAGTCTCTATTGTGGGTGGCGCTGCAGCTTTCGTGAAAGAGTGGGAGGATAAGAATCCTACTCGCACTTTCATGCAGAACATCTGGGCCCTCTGGCGTAAGCTATTCTTCGCTCTCGTGTCAGGACTTTTGTGGTACAACATCGTAGTGTGGCAATCTCTCACAGGATCACCTCTAAGCTATCTCGGTGCAACCCTAGTGGGCCTGTACTCGACTGAATTCCTGGATTTCCTGTGGACCCAGATGAAAGCGCGGATTGGAACTATGGGGACTCCAAAACCACCGAAGGAATGAGTAGCAGTAGTAGAAGGAAGGTAAGATAGTTAACCAACGCAAGGAGGTATAATGAGTGCAACAGATGCAGTGAAGTCCACGGCAGCGCTAGTTGCCGACAAGATGTCGATGACTGCGCATCCGCCAGTCACCGTTTCCCTAGTTGCAGGGTCAGCAACCAATATCCTGCTGAAGATCCTGAGCGTGACTAGCCCAGAGATCGCCGCGGTTCTGCAGGGATCGGAGATCGATATCTCCATCCTTGTCGGAGCTCTTGCGGGGTACTGGACCGGACGGAGGACAGTATGAAGACCGTTCTCGTATTGGTGCTCGCCTTCTTTCTGGCGGGGTGTCCAAGCGTCATGCCACGGGCACCACAAGGGCCTCTGGAGCAAATCGAGGCAACGGAGCTCTCCCTGCAAGCAATGGGCGAGTCCATTGTGAACTTGACGTGTACCAAGTACGTCAACAAGCAGTGTGTCGAGCCCGGCAAGGCTTTCAATGCCACACAAGGTGAAACCTTGCACAAGCAGGTTCGGGATGCTCGAGCCGCTCTGAAGATCGCCAAGGGCATTACCGGCGGTCAGATCGGCGAGTGTCTCGGTGCGAAGAGGACTCAAGCAGCTTGCATCTCCGCAGTTAAGGTTCTGATGCTGGAGGTGGAGCGTAAGGTCCTCGAAGCCCAAGCACAAGGAGCCAAGTCATGAGCGCAGGCGCAATCGTAGTAGGCGCGAAACTGTTCCAGGGTCTCAATCTGGCCATCGAGCTGATCAACGCCAGCAGTTTGGTGATGACCAAGCTATCGGAGCTCCAGGCCAAGCGTGCGGCTGAAGGCACACAGGTCACGGATGCGGATGTCGATACCCTGATGTCCGAAGGCGACGTAAAGGAGGCCATACAGGTCGCCAAGCTGGCTGCAGCAAAGCTCGCACAAGAAACGTCGTAGTCGTAACCCGCGGTAGGGCTGAGCCGTAACTTAGCCCGTCCGTAACTGCATAAGGAGCACAGTCATGAGTGTAGTCACTAGAGAACAGTTCATCGAGATCATGCCGGAGTGCCAGCATGTAGTCGATAAGTACGTAGAGTATTTGAACGAGGCCTTCGAGCACTTCGAGACCAATACGCCACTGAGACAGGCCGGCTTCATCTCGCAGGTAGGTCATGAAAGTACGAGACTAACCCGCACTGAAGAGAATCTGAACTATTCGGCCAATGGTCTCATCCGAACCTTCCCGACCTTCTTCAACCACGAGACCGCCAAGGAGTTCGCATACAAGCCCCAGAAGATCGCCAATCGGGTGTATGCCAATAAAGGTGGCAACGGGGATGAAGACTCGGGAGACGGTTGGCGATATAGAGGGCGGGGGCTGATTCAGGTTACTCTCAAGGCCAACTATCGCCGTCGAGGGCTCCGTCTTCTGTCTATGCCGGAGTACTTCATCGAGAACCCCGACGCCCTCTTGGAGCCTGAGTGGGCTGTCCGAACGGCTTTCGACTATTGGGATGAGAATGGTCTGAACGACTATGCCGATCGCAACTCCGCGGCAGAGTTCCGAAATCTCACCCGTAGGATCAATCGCGGGCTCCGAGGTCTAGACGACCGACTCGACCTCTGGCGCAAAGCCAAAGAGGTCTTGGGAGTGACCGAACAAGAAGGGGACTAGCAGTAACATCAAGTTCCCGTTGATTGTTCCCTTTGGACCGCTATATAATAGCATTAGCGCTGCGAGTCTATTTGTGCCGGCAAGTTCCTGGCTATGACTTCAGTGCCGCTCTACCGGAGGGCGAGTTCAAGTGCAAGTAGTCACTTCAGAGCAGCTCCTAGCAGAGGATCTAGGTAGGAGCGGCCTCAAAGCTGTTGACCTGGATGCCTATCTGGCCCAGGAAACTGAGCTAGCTGCAGTAGGGATCAGACCACACCTCTACTTAGATAACCCCGGTGTCGGGACTCCAGGGTATGTGATCCCCTACTACGACCTCAATGGGCATAGGGCTCCATTCTATAGGGTCAGGCTCTTCAATCCCCTTCCTAAGGGAGCTCGATACCTACAGCCCCAGAACTCCGGTACGTGGATATACTTCCCTAAGACCTTCGCTGCCCTACTCAAGAATGCAGCTCAAGACAAAGGTCGGACAAAGATCAATGGGTACCCTGCTGCTGTCATAGTGACAGAGGGCGAGAAGAAGGCGGCAAAGGGATGTCATGATGGCTTTCCCACATGTGCTGTTGGTGGTGTATACAACTGGCGTACTAGGACAGTAATCCTCCCAGAAGGGACAACTCTCCTCAAGAACCGAGACAACCAGATTGTTGCCAAGATGGCGACTGGTACCACTTTACCTCCCACTAGTGATCGGAGAGCCTTCTTAGCCGCAGGCCTTGAAGGACTTATGCGGTTCGTCCTCGAGAACCACATGCAGGTTATCTTTGCGTTTGACACCGATAACCCTATCAACACGGATGTCGAGGCAGCTTGTGCCGAGATGGCGTTCGAGTTTAGGATCCATGGCATCCCGACGAACAAGATTCGCCAGCTTAAGCTACCGGCTAATCCCGGGAAGAAATTGGGATTGGATGACTTTCTGACACAACATGGACCGGAAGCTCTCGATCAGTTGCTAGAACAGGTGATGGCTGCCAAGTCAGCTTTCCCTGCACACCCCAATCTCAAGGCGCTCGTCAACAAGCGGATGAGCGGCCAACTGGATCGCGCGGAAGCCAAAGAGCTCAGTTTGATGATCCTGACAGATATGGATCGCCATGGTATCCGCATGATAGAGAAAGGCACGAACTCGCCGCACTTCTTCGATAGTCGGACAAAGGCATTAATGTCCGTCAACTTAATGCAACACCATTCGGAGCCTCTACATGAAACCAAGTTCGGGGAGTTCCTCTACCGCAATTATGACATCGGACAAGCCGACCTCAAGCTCGTCCAATGGCTCGCAGCTGGATTCACAGGTGAAGAACCAGTCTCACAGGTTGAACCCCGAAGCGTTCTCGCACTGTTGTCTGACAATCGAATTGCTTACCAGCTCGATGATGGCCATTTCGCAGTCGTGTCAGGTGATGCAACTAACCCTATCACAATTTGCGAGAATGGCTCAGAAGGGGTCCTCTTCAAGGCTGACCAAGTAGAACCTATAGACCGAGGTGCCCTCCTGCAGGAAGTTAAGCGCCAGATTGCGTGGCTCCTCAAGAAGCCTCCCTACATGGAGCTCTATTGGCCTAAGGCACTAGCCCAGATGAAGTTCTCCCGTGATAATGACGCGAAGGTGCTCTCATGCTTGAACTATATGTCGCCATGGTTATTGCGGTGGAACGGAACTCAGTTACCAGTGGAGCTAATGGTTGGCGAACCAGGCTCAGGGAAATCCAGTTTGTACAGTCTCCGATTGCAGATCCTCAACGGCCGTCCAGCCCTAAGGAACCAGCCGACAGACGTTCGGGATTGGTATGCATCAATAACCTCAGGCGATGGCTTGCACTGTGTGGACAATGTCCATATGGTGAACAAGGAACTGCGACAACGGCTTTCGGACGAGATCTGCCGAATCGTAACCGAGCCAGCACCATTCGTCGAGATGCGCAAGCTCTTCACCACGTCGGACAACTTCCGCCTCCCAGTAAGGGTTACGTTCGCAATGACCGCAATCCAACAACCATTCCTAAGCGCGGACATCCTTCAGCGCAGCTTAATCGTAGAGGTCCAGGCAGTAGGTAAGGATCATTCCTCTGACTGGGCTGGCATGGCTCTGAAAGCCTTTGGTGGGCGTGTAGGATGGCTCGCTCAACAGCTAGCTGTTCTCCACCTGTTCTTTCGTCGGGCTAATAGCGGTGGGTGGAACCCTAATTACAAGTCGGGCCATCGGTTGGCGCACTTCGAGCAGATGTTCAGGCTCATAGGGAACATTATCGGCGTACCTGATGCTGAGTTGGTCTCGCAGACCCTTGCTGGAGTGGCCGAGACTCAGGTCAGTGAATACGATTGGACGATGGAAGGTCTGAAGCAGTTCAACCAGGAGTACATCGGTCAGTTCCAGAAAGATCCGAAGAAGGTCTTCACCCTACAGGACATCGCTGCTTGGGCCGAGAGTCGCGAGGACTTCTTGGACAATCAGACCCTCACGAATGCGCGGAGGCTCTCTCGGTATGTCAAATCGCACAAATATATGGTCGAGACCGTAGCGGGTTTCATGGAGATGCCGGGTAAATACGCTAATCGAGACGGCTACCGTCTCACGCCCGTCAAATGAACTTTGGGTACCATCAAAATCCAGTTGCGAGGACTACACTCGATGCTATATAATCTAAGCATCGACTTCATTAGAAGCCGATATACAACCTCAACCAGTGAAGGAGCATGTCATGGCACAAGCACCGCAGAAGCAAGCCCCGAAAGCCGCAGCCCCCGCCCCCGCCCCGGTAGCAGCGCCGGCCCCGTTGGTCGCACCTGCCACCAACAAGGTCGGCGCCGCGATCGTTCTGGATTCCGGCGAGCGTCGGGTCGACTACATCAAGCGTCGTTTCGCGGAAGGTGCGAAGCGCGGCGAGATCGCCAAGGAACTCGGCGTCCCGTACCAGATCGTGTTCGCGGCCACCAAGGCCAAGAAGGAAGCCGCCGCCGCTGCGCCGGCTGCGAAGTAAGTCGTCGTCGTTTCTCCGGTCCCTGGGTTCCTCTGACCCAGGGTGCTGCGGGGTGGAGATCTCCACCTAGCTCCACCCCGCAGGCTTTTTAATATGGCCAACAACCTCCTACAGGAGGCCCTAGGCGATAGTCGCCTGAGGGTTTTGGCGCTCGATCCAGGCGAGACTACAGGCGCCTGCGTATTCGATGGACCCGATCTTATTGATGCCCGTCAACTCTCGACTGGGCTAATGCCTGATGCTGCGTATACTGTGTACGAGTATCTGTCAATGTTCCGGACTAGCAACGCTGTTGTAGTCATAGAAGACTACCGAGTGTACAGCTGGAAGACCAAGGACCATGCATGGGCAGGTCTACATACCCCTCGTCTCATTGGGGCTGTGGAGTACATTTGCCGCTACAATCTCGATCAGCTTCCACTTGTCAAGCAGACTGCCCAGCAAGGTAAAGGGTTCTGTACTGACGACAAGCTTAAGGCATGGGGGGTGTACCAAATAAACCAGAAACACGCCCGTGACGCAATAAGACATGCATGTTACTACCTATTGTTCACCATTGCAAAACTGCATATTCCTACTACCGGAGGAAAGTCATGACAGTCAAGAAACTCAAGCCCAAAGACCCGTACTTCAGAGCCGTCAACCCGAAGGATCTCGTTGCGCAAAGCAAGCTCGACCTCTCCCTCGTACCGGAGACGGCGATCATCGCAGAGGCGCTGGCGTTCCTCGAAGGGGCACTGAAGTACGGCCGCTTCAACTGGAGGATGAAACCAGTCAAGATGTCCGTGTACTATTCCGCGTTGATGCGCCATGGTTTGAAACTCCAGGCTGGCGATCATGTGGACTCCAAGACCCTCATCTCGCACCTCGGGTATATCCGCTGCTGTGCAGCGATCATGATCGATGCACTCCATTATGGTACGTTGATCGATGATCGCCCTCCGCGTGGGCGTGTCGATCCCGACATCGAAAGCTATCTGGATCACGATGTCGTCAAGCTGGTGGAGCATCTGCAGGAGCTCTTCAAGAAGGAAGTGCCGAAGCAATACACCATCAAGGATGTGTTCCAAAGAGAGCGTCGTAGCCAACGGCGCAGGAGGTAACTCGCGGTGGCAACAAGTCTCCAGAGGCTCAAAGGTCACGGAGGGATGTTTAACCTCAAAGACCAGGTCTTTGGGGACTTGACTGTCCTCCGTCTTTTGCCCCAGCGGCACAACCGAAAGCGTATGTGGCTCTGCAAGTGTGCTTGTGGAGTCGAAGTAGGAGTACGACATGACTATCTCCTCCACACAAACAATCCCAAGCGTCACTGTGGTTGCAAAAATCGTGGACTGCCAACTCTTCATCCGCAAGAGTACCACATCTGGAACTCCATGCTTAGGCGATGCAATGTACAGAATCACGTTGGATACCCCCAGTATGGTGGTCGAGGTATCCGCGTTTGTGCTGAATGGTCTGATCCTAAGTCCGGATTCGAAGCGTTTCTCACCTACATTGGAAAACGCCCCTCCAAGGATCACAGCCTTGATCGGAAAGAGGTTAATGGTAATTATGAACCCGGAAACGTTTCCTGGCAGACGGCTAAGTATCAAGCCCGCAATAAGCGCAACTCGATATTCCTCCCTCATCCTAGCACTGGGGAGTTGGTTCCGGCTGCCCAGGTTGCGGAAGAGTTCTTCAAAGGATCGTACCAAGCGATGAGAGCAAAGTACGTAAGGGAGGGCAAATGGCCAACAGACAAAGGACTGACTTGAAGAGGCAAGCTGAGGAGCGTCTACTTGTAGCTGCAAGAGCGTGGTACGCGGATCGGTCTCGAAGGAGCTACACAGCTAACAATCAGCTCTTGACGGATCTCTTCGAGGCCTGCAAATGGGATGCCAAGGTAGAGAACCTGGATGATCCTGCAAGATCTTAACATCTCCGCAGCATGGGAGTCGGCTGTCCCGTTCCAGAAGGAGGATGCCGACTTTGCTGCTCGCAATAGCTCTGTCGTGTTGGGACATCAGACTGGTCTCGGTAAGACCTTCATTAGTCTTCTAGCGTGGTCGAAGTGGCCTAAAGCCAACAAGGCCCTCATCTGTGGTACCTTAGGGTCAATGGCCACTTGGTACAAGGTTATGACTCGATGGGGAGGAGTCGAACCTAAGTTCATCCAGGGTAAGAGCGATCCTCTTTGGGCCGAGGCTCTAGCTGTTAAGGAAGGTGTGTACATGTGTACATACATGACCTTCCTCTATGGCATGAAGACTGTTCTCAGAGGGAAACCCTACTTCGATCTGCTGGTCAACGATGAATTGCATCGGATGATGCGGACGCGGAATAAGATATGGGAGCAGTTCAAGCGACTAGAGTTCGAACACTATCTTGGACTCTCCGCGACTTGGGCTTCACGAGGTCCTCAGGATTGTTTCCCTGTGCTCAATCTCGTGAATCGCCAGACCTTCTCATCCTATTGGCGATTCGTCAATACCTGGTGCTACGTAGAGAAGTCCACATATGGCACGGAGATATTCGGCGTCCGTAATGCCGAGAACCTCCGAGCGATGCTCCACGAGCGGTACTACAGAGCTAGAACGTGGCCTGAGGTAGGAGCTCAGTTCCGCAAAGGAGAGTTTGCCTCCTCCAATCCTGTCATAAGGCGCGTGGAAGAGATCCTCATGGGCAAGCAACAAACCAAGCTCATTAGGGAGCTCGACGCCGAGATGATCGTCGAGCTTGGTCCAGATCGGGTAGTAACACCCAACTCCCTTGCTCTTCTGACCCGCAAGTTGCAGATGGCGATTAGTCCTAAGATCCTGATGCCCTCAGCCGAATATGGCGGTGTGATCGATTGGATGGTCAACACTATCTCGGACGATCGCCATACTGTTATATTCTGCCCCTTCCGCGAAGGGCTTGATGTGTTGCGGCAGGCTCTTATTGACGATAAGTACCCTGAGGACAGAATCTTCGTGTTCCGCGGTGGGATGCGGCCGGACGAGATTAACGAACGTGTCCGGGCATGGAAGCAGAGTCAAGGAGTAGCACTATGCACGATCGCCTTTGCGCAAAGTTTTGATCTGGATACAACGGATACAGCATATATGCTAGGGTTCGATTGGGACCCGAATAATAACTACCAAGCTGAAGGGCGTCTTCGCAGGTTCGACACAATCCTACAGACTCCCTGTATGGTTCGATACATAGTACCAGAAGGCTCGGACTACCATCAAGTAATGGAGGTAGTAGATGGTAAGGTGATTAACGTCCGAGAGTTCCTCGCAGGATACGGCAAGGTTCACGCCCATCAAATTCCTATGGTCAACTACTTGTAGACCCCCTTATTGAGCCTATATAATAGGGATATAGGATGAATTAAGGGTTCGAGCTACTCTCACCCGGCCACACAAGGCAATCAACCAGCGGAGGAAGTTCAGTGCTAGATGTACCAGTCCAGGCAGTCAGCCTGGAGCACCTCAGAGTTCACCTCGAAGAGGACTTGTCACCGTTCATGTTACGGACGAGTGATCGGATATTATTCAAGAGGTGTCGTAGGCTCTGGGGGTGGATGTCTCACCTCCGTCAAGGGAGGCGGCTCCAAGAGAACGCCGACTACTTGTGGTTTGGTACCGGCATACACTACGCCCTCGAAGATTACCACGGTCTCAACCTCTACGGCCATCCGGCCAAAGCGTTCATAGCGTTCGTCGAAGCCTCCCGAGCAGCAGAAATGTTACCTCCTACATGGCAGGAGCATCTTCGGCTTGGCATCGTGCTGATGACGTATTACGCGGAGGAGTGGCTATCATGCAGACCAGCACTCGATACGTATGAACTTAGAGGAGTACCTCAGGTCGAGGTTAATGGAGCAATTGATCTTGGGGTACGCACAGCGGATGGGCGAAGAGTTCTTTACGGCTTCACACTTGACCGGGTCATTGTTGACGACTTCGGCCGTCTTTGGATTGTGGAGTACAAGACCGCCAAGCAAATCCGCGTACTACATCTCGATGTTGACGAGCAGGTTACGGCATATTGTTGGGCCGCATGGCGTCTCTACGGAGTACACGTTGCAGGCGTGGTGTACCAACAGTTTGCGAAACGAATGCCTGTATTACCTAAAGTACTGGCCACAGGAAGAGTATCTACTGACGTGCGCCAGGCGACTTCCGCCGCACTCTATGCTCGACTGCTCGTGGACATGTACGGAAATCTTGACACAGCCCCAAACGAGAACATCATTGCCCTGAACAAGATCCGTATGTCGGAGGACGAAGATCGTGACAGATTCATTGTTCGCCACCGGATCGAGCGCAATGAGATGCAGCTCTTGTCCTTCGAGCAGAAGGTTCTCCTGGAGCTGGAAGATGAAGCCAATCCCAATCTCGCTATGTATCCGAACGCTACCAAAGACTGTGACAATATGTGCCCGCTACAGGCAGCATGTATCGCCATGGACGATGGTTCGGATTGGGCAAACATTCTCGATTCGATGACGATAATGACCGGAGACGGTCTTACAGGAAGAGAAAAGGAGCAAATCAGATGGCGCAATCTACTACCGGAACCCAACGAAGTGCAGCTCCCGCTGGAAGGAGTGCAATACAGCCAGCTACTAAGCAACCTGGAGCCGGTGTCGGAGGACAGTCAATTGTCCCCGGAGGAAGCATTCAGCCAGGAAATCGGCCTGCAGTAACAGGAATAGCTTCACAGCCACAAGTAGGGGTTGCTCCGGTGGCCCCAAAGGTGCCAGCTGGGCCTCCGTTCCAGATGCATGGACTCACCGAGTACGATCGGTGGCTCAAGATGTTGGCCTACGGCGACTACGGCTCGGGTAAGACCCGCCTCCTCGGATCGGCAGTGCTAGTGCCGGATATGAGGGACATCTTCTTCATCGACGCCGAAGCTGGTGACCTTACGATCGCGACGGAGGAACTGTTCGCCCCTCTGAAGAAGCACTTCACTGTCGTTCGCGTGAAGGACTTCAAGGTGTACGCTCGTGTGCAGGAGTACCTCAAGCTGCATTGCTCACTCAGGGATCAGCATACGCCCGAGGCAGACAAGAAGCTCAAGGATCTGGAGAAGCTCCTCATCCCGGCAGATCAGTACGAGCCGGATGCACCGCCGAAGCGCTTCCGTACTGTCATCACGGACTCGTTGTCGGAGGTCGAGAGCTACTCTATGTACCAGCTCCTTGGCGTCAACGATCGTACCAGAATCGATGAGGAGCTTGCGAACCCTGAGTGGTCAGAGTTCAAGCGTAATCACAGTCAAGTCCTCCGGGCTATCCGGGCTTACCGCGATTTGCCCATGCACGTGATGTTCACGGCAGCTGGATCTTACGTCCAGGACGATGCCAAGAAGATGATCTGGATGCCGGCTCTCACTGGTAAGCTGGCTCGTCAATGCCAGGGCTTCATGGATATCGTCGGCTTCATGTACGTAACGCAAGGTGAGAACAACACCAAGGTTCACAATATGCAGGTTCAGCCAAGCCGAACAATCAACGCGAAGTGCAGGTTCTCGAACTTCAAGCTCCTTGGCTGGCAGAATCCGACGATGCACTCGATCCTGGAGTCAGTCGGCTTACTGGAGAAAGGACTCGTCAAGGCGAAACAAGCTTAACCTTTACCTGGGAGACGGTTGGGCACTCAGGGGTCAACCAGTACGTTGACTGGATCGAAGTAAGTCCCGATCAACATACCAAACCAGAAGGAGTACTACCATGGCAAAACCGAAGCAGGAAGCAGCACCAGCACCAGCACCAGCAGCAGAACCAGCTGTACAACAGCCGGTACCCGCCGAAGAGGCAGCCGGTAGCGAAGGTGGCGGCAGTCTGATGATCGATCTTTCCTCGGTGCCGGACGAGACGGAACGTCCGGTTGTGCCGAGAGGGATCTACCCCGCAACCGTCGACGACGTCACTTTCGGCTTTAGCCAGAGCAGCGGCAATCCGATGTGGACGTGGGTGTTCGAGCTGATGGAAGGTGCAGGCGAACACGCGGGCAGGAAGATGTTCTTCCATACGCCCTTCGTCGAAGTGATGATGCCGCGCGTCAAGAAGGTGATCAGCCGTGTGGCTCCCGAGCTGTTGCAAGGCCCGTTCGACCCCGAGAAGATCGCGGCCGACGGTGTCCTGGTCGGGAAGGCGTGCCGCGTTCGTCTCGACATCAAGCAGTACGAAGGGAAACCCCGCAACAACGTCCGCGATGTGCTTCCGGCGGAAGAGGGCCAAGGCGGCGCGTTTCTCGCAGCCGGCCAGTAACGAGCAAGAGCACCTGCTCGGGTAGTTGTATGAGCATCTGTTGAGGAACCCAGTCACCCACAAGGTGGCTGGGTTTATTGTCCATCAACCGGAGATAGACATGCGACAGCTCGGATTCGTCTTGCTGTCAGGCGGTATCGATTCGTCTACGTGCCTGGCATACGCAGTAAGGGATTGTGGCAGAGAGAACGTCATAGCAATTTCGATCAACTACGGACAACGACACCAGAAGGAACTATCGCAAGCAATGAAGGTCGCTTCGTACCTCTCGGTCTCGCACGAGATCCACGATATTGTCGGGATGCCTAAGGCTGGCCTTACTGACCATCACGCGGATATCCCCTCAGTATCCTACGCGGAGCTCCGAGGGGTAAGTCCCACATATGTTCCCTTCCGCAATGGTCAACTGATCTCGCGTATCGCCGGGATCGCAGCCCATCGTGTCGAGCAATTGAACAAGGCGATCGAGGCCGATCCGAGCTCAGAGACTGATGCCGACTGGGAAGGCCGGATCTACTTCGGAGCGCATGCCGAGGACGCTGCCGGAGATGCGTATCCCGACTGTAGATTGGACTTCGTCGGCGCGATGGGAGCAGCCGTGTACATCGGGACGTACCACCAAGTGCGTATCGCGGCGCCTCTGATCCAGATGTTCAAGGATGAGATCGTCTTAGCAGGCGAGAAACTGGGTGTGCCCTGGCATCTCACGTGGTCCTGCTACAAAGGGGAGGAACTCCACTGTGGCATCTGTCCCACTTGTAGGGCTCGTAAGGCTGGTTTCCTCAAGGCTGGTGTCAAAGATCCAACCATCTACAAGTCTGACAAGGTTGGAGTTCCTGGCCTTATCGACGACATCCCATTCTAAGGAGAGGCCCATGATTACCTGCCATCGGTATCACGACATCTCCTGTGGCCATCGTGTCTATGGTCACGAATCGAAGTGTGCTCACCTTCATGGGCACAACTATCGAGTGCACTTCACGTGTGCAGCTCCTGAGCTTGACCAGGTAGGAAGAGTAATCGACTTCTCGGTCATGAAGAGTCGCCTGTGTATGTGGCTCGAGGATGTGTGGGATCACCACTTCCTCGTCTGGCAAGAAGACCCCTGGTCGAACGATCTCGGGTTGCTTGATCCTACTGTCGTCGTACTACCGTTCAATCCGACGGCGGAGAACATGGCAGACTTTCTTTGCCGGGTCATGGGACCCAAGCTCCTCGAAGGAACGGGAGTCGACCTTATTAAGGTCACTGTGGAAGAGACTAGAAAGTGTTCGGCATCAGCCGATACTATGTCGAACATACTCATCGAAGAGATGGTCAAACGGCGAATAGCCAAAGGGGGCTAACATGTTCGGAACGAACCCTCTGAGTAGTCCCATCGAAGGAGATGGGATGTGGCTCGAAGTGCAGGACATCTTCTCCACGATCCAAGGTGAAGGGCCCTTTGCTGGGAAGCCTGCTATCTTCCTTCGGCTGGCTGGATGTAACCTTCGGTGTCACTTTTGCGACACGGACTTCGAGAGTCGCCGTACTACGATGGCTTTGGGTGAAATCCGGGTAAAAGTCGAGATGCTGGCTACCCGCGATAAGATCGGAAAGACAAATCTTGTTGTAGTAACTGGTGGTGAGCCTCTCCTCCAGAACATTGGGCCCCTGTGCTCAGTACTCGACAAGAGTGGGTTTCACGTCCAGTTTGAGACTGCTGGTACAGTCTGGGTTGAACATTTAGAGGACTATATCGTTCCAGGTCGTATCTCTCTGGTTTGCTCGCCCAAGACTCCAAAGGTTCATCCCCAGATTGCACGATGGTGTAAGCACTGGAAGTACCTCATTCGTGCGGGCGAAGTATCTCTGCTGGATGGATTACCAATTATGTCGACTCAGATCCCAGGTAAGGAGGCTCAGATCTTTCGGCCGCCTAGTCCGGAAGATGACACGGTGTGGCTCCAACCTTGCGAGGCGTACAAGGTGGGATACCGCATCAAAGGGACTCTAGGTACAAAGGCTGTATCTGGTCCTTTAGTACCACAACTCGAAGACCAAGAAGTGACGTCATCTGTCCGAGACGAAGAGGCTACTCAGCGCAACATCCGGCTCTGCGCTGAGCTCGCCATGAAGTTCAACTACCGAGTTAGTCTGCAGCTCCACAAGCTGCTACACCTGCCATGACAATAAAACCACAGAGGAAACAGGCAATGGCCCGTAAGAAGACTACCAACCCGATCCAGGACGCTGCTAATCTCATAGCAGCTGTTCTGGAGACCCTAGGATTCGACCTGACAGACGAGAACTTCGATGGAACACCTGAGCGATTCGTGCGCTACCTCTTGGAGTACAAGAAGCCCTACGACGTTAACCGTGTCCTTAAGGTGGACTTCACATCGACTCATATCGACAACGGATACAAGGGGGTCTTGGTTCAGTCGGGAATCCCCTTCAGGACGATCTGCCCACATCATCTTCTCCCCGTTCTCGGGGTGTGCCACATTGGGTATATTCCTTCCACTCGGGTAGTCGGACTCTCAAAGCTGACTCGCATTGTCGAAGCTGTTGGTCATGAGTTTCCAAGGATGCAGGAGACCTGTACGGATCTCATTGCGGACGTGCTAGAGAAGCATCTGGGAGCCAAAGGAGTGATGGTCGTTATCAAGGCAGATCACTCCTGTATGACTGGTCGTGGAGTAAAGGTACACTCGACCCCGACCTCAACTTCGACAGTCAGGGGGCTCTTTCGTGACGTCCCTGCTGCAAGAGAGGAGTTCTTCGAGCTAGTCCGTATGGGGTCGAGGTCAAATTAAATGATGGTACTCCACTAGATACCATAGCTGGGACTGCTGTATAATAGGGTATAAGCTCGAATCCAATTCACCTGAGGAGGCCCGCAAATGGCCCGCTTTGCTCCTGTAGTGCCAATCCAGATCGCCCGTGAGCTACAGAAGGGGCCCAAGGACTATCTCGGCCGTTATCATCTCTTGCTGGCACATGATATCCTCGAGAAGCCGGATGAGTACCGTGAGGTCTACAACAAAGTGCGTGAGGACTACGAGGATTCGTTCATCATCCTGGACAACTCGATCGTCGAGCTTGGGCACCCACTCGATCTGGATGATCTTCTGGCCGCAGCAAATATCGTCCCTCCTGACTGCATTGTGATCCCAGATGCGATGGGTGATGGAGCCGGAACAAGGGAGATGGCCAAAACGTTCGTACGCGAGTATTGCCGATACTTTCAGTCCAAACAGCAGTTCGCCGACGAGGTACCTGCCTTGCTTGGTGTACTGCAAGGATCGAATGTCGATGACGCGATGGAGACCACCGCGGTGATGTATTCCCTCCCGATGGTGGACTACGTATCTGTTCCTAGGATCTTCGCCAACGAGAATGGGTCTCGCATGCCAGTGTTGCACGAACTCATCCGGCGCGACACCTACAAGCTCTTCAAAGGGGTTCACCTCCTCGGGTTCTCGAACAATATCCTCGATGATGTGGCTTGCGCCCGGATGCAGATCGTCAAAGGGATCGACTCCGCAGTTCCGATTCGTGCGGGTTTGGCTACGATGGAAGTCCGCGACGCTATGTGGGCCTACAACTGGTCCAGCGAGTTAGGACCAAGAGGAAAGTTCTGGGACATCCCGATAGAAGAGGTTCTTCAGCCTGAGAGACTTGCCTGTATCCGGGAAAATCTCGATCAATATCGGAGGTGGATCCAGGAGTAGGAGTAGCTATGTTGTTCAAGCGACTCCTCCCTACTCCTGATAAGAAGTTCTCGCCTGAGCCTTGTCCGATGTGTCCCCTCAGTGGTAGTCGACGGGTAGGTGCTCGTGGGACAATAGATTCTCCCCTTGTCATCATTTTGGAGGCTCCAGGGACTGAGGAGTTGAAGTATGGTGCTCCTATTTGTGGTCCATCTGGGGATCTCCTAGACAAAACTGTTCCAGAAGGGTATGACTTTGATGACGCATATATCATCAATGCCATGCAGTGTCGCCCTCCTAAGACGGACGATACACTTCGGGATAAGGACTTCAAGGCTAGAGCCTGTGCTGCTTGTCGCTCAAGAGTTCTCGCGCAGGTCTTTGCTTATCCTCGTCGGTGTGTACTGGCGATGGGTGCCTACTCCAACATTTCTCTCACGGGCGACTATGGCTATAAGATCACGCAGAAACGTGGGCAGCTCTATACCATTAAGGATCCTGATTCCGGCCAAGAAGCTGTTGTCGTACCAACAGTTCATCCTGCGTTCCTTCTTAGAGGATCCGGCAATCCTAAGGTCTTCAAGGATGATATCACTCTGGCAATGTCGATTGCCTACGATAACCATCCCGTGCAAGTCAGGACGTATAAGTGGGAAGAGCCGCATAATATTGTCCTCCGCGAACTCGAGGATCTCGTGGCGTACACACGCAAAGTTAAGGGCCTACTTGAAAAGGGTAAGGATGAGGGGGTAGTTGTAGCAGCGGACATTGAGACCTCCGGCTTCAATCCGAAGGTTGACTATATTCTTGGGATCGGGTTCTACTTTGATGATCCGTCGGATACGGCAGCTATCGTTCCCAAGGAAGCCCTTCTGGATCAAGCCTATTGCTATTACCTCCGTCGACTGCTGTTGATACCCGGAGTCCGCTGGGTATGGCAGTTCGGGAAGTTCGACGAGAAGTTCTTGCACGAAGAGAAGTTGCTTCGCCCAGAGGAGAGTATCAACACGGAAGATACTGGGTTGTTGTCCTATGCCCTCTCCGAGGCTACGAAGGATCACGACCTAGACGAGCAAGCTAAGAACGACCTCGGCATTCCCGAGCACAAAGGGATGCTCAAGAAGTGGGCCCCGAAGAAGACCGATTCATATGCTGCAGTACCAGAGCCTGTTCTCTTCGACTACCTCGCCAAGGACCTAAAGAAGACTCTTCTCGTCTATATGCACAAACGTCCCCAGGTTAAGGCAGATGCAAACCTGGAGAAGCTCTATACTCGAACCTTGATACCAGCTAGCCATCTCCTGGCACAGATTGAAGGTTACGGTATTGAGGTCGACTGGGAGTACGTAAAGCTCAACCGTTTGGAACTAGAAGCCGAGCTTGTTGGGCTTGAGGTAAAGCTCCAGGAGTTAGTCGGACGTCATATAAACCCCAATTCGCCAGATGAAGTCTCTACCCTGCTATATGACGAGTATGGACTGAAGATCAAGGGGAGGAGACCACAAGATACCACCAAGGAAACGTTCGAGAAGCTCCCCGCACATCCAGCGGTAAAGCTCATTAGACAGTATCGTTCCACGACTAAGATGCTCTCGACCTATGTGAAAGGGGTCGAGAAGCACGCCGTCGGGAATCGCATTCACACCTCGTTTAAGCTCCATGCTACGACTACAGGTCGATTGTCGTCGTCTGAACCGAACATCCAAAATATCCCTCGTGAAGGTCGTTACCGGCGGATGTATTGTGCCCGTCCAGGTTATATTCTACTGGAGGCCGACTATAACTCCGCCGAACTACGAATGCTCGCCGCCCTCTCAGGAGACGAGTTCCTAACCGGAGTATTCCTTGACGACAAACGCAATCTGCACGATGAAGTCTCCGTCGCGATGTATGGTCAAGGGTTCACCGTTGACCAGCGAATACGTGCTAAGGCAATTAACTTCGGTATCCCGTACGGTCGAGAAGCGTTCTCAATCGCAGAAGAGTTTGATATACCTACTCCTGAGGCTCAGAGGCTTATCGACGCATGGTTCGAGCGTGCGCCTCAGGCTGCCCAATTCCTCAAGAGGTGCCGGCGTGCTCCGCTTGAAGGGCGTACCCTCATTACGGTATTTGGTCGCAAACGTCGACCGGGAGTAGTATCCGCCGAACGCATGCATGGGCTGCAGAACGAGTTCGCCAACTTCCATGAGCAGAGTCCAATCTCGGACTTCACCTTGCACACAGGGATGGAAGCTCTACCGCTCATCAAGCAGTATGACGCACACTTTGTCAATCTTGTCCACGACTCGACTGTGGCCGAGGTGCCAAATGACCCTTCAGTCATATGTAAAGTGGCGGACATCATCAAAGAGGTGCAGGAAGAAGTACCAACGAGGTGGATTACTACTCCGATCCGTTTCAAGGTGGATTTGAAGGTTGGCACTCACTGGGGACAGGCTCAGAGCTATGAGAAGTGGCTCGAAAGGGTGAGTGCGTCTTAACGTACCAGAAGAGGCAACATGGATAAGCTACTGCAGGTATACTTTAGAGTGTCGAGGTGCTGGAACGATCCTTCGCTGGCCATTAAGGAGAAGATGACGGTCGAGAAGGCCCTCAAGCTCTTACGCCGTATCCGGGAAATAGCCCTCCGAACACCCGGTGGTGCTCCTTTGGCAAAGAGGGCTAATAAGCTGACACGGGAGATCGTCGAGAGGCAAGTGGACTCCGAGATGTCGGTGGGCTGAGCGACGCTTATTTGACTCTTGCAAACCATCGCTGTGGTGCTATATAATAGGGTATGCTGATGAAAGGGACTCTATGAAGAGTTGGCCGCATCCAGTAGGAAGCCATAACATACATGCCATTCTTCGGGCCGTACGGAACGAGGTCTGGCAGAGATTCCGTCTGTCAATCAAGGGCACATCGACAGAGGTCAAGTTGGAGCGACTGGATAGCTATCGTCTGGCCTATCCAGATGATCTTGACACTCGGGTTTGTATTGACAACTACATCAACGCTCTCCGTCGGGGTGGTCAATTGGACCTCAATAACAACGTGCAAAGGTGACTGCTAGTGACCGACAAGCCTTTTAGAGTGCTGCTTGCTGCGGAGACTCCTGAGGATCTTCGGGCGTTCGAGCCCCATTATCCCTGCTTCGTATCGGACAAGATTGACGGTATACGAGGTCATAGGCGAAGTGAGTCTGTGATGAGTCGGACGATGACCCGTATCCCTTCGGCCTATGTCCAGAGGATGTTCGGCCAGGAGGAGTACGAGGGGTTCGATGGTGAGCTATTAGTACCGAAGCAGCACGGTCCAACGATCTACCACGACACCTTCTCAGCTGTCATGACGCATGGCTCTGAGGAGCCTGTGTGTTGGCATGTCTTCGATCACACTCGTATCGACTTACCGTACGAGAAGAGGTACGAGTACCTCCTGAAGTTTGCTCACAACCACGCAGGTTATCTAGGACCTGAAGTTCTACTCGTTAATCAGGTACTTGTCAGGAATCTAGATGATGTACTGGAGTACGAGAAACAGGCGCTCGATAGTGGACACGAAGGCGTTATTCTTAGGCGTTTGGATGCTCCGTACAAACAGAATAGGTCAACGATCAAGCAGGGCTACTTGATGAAGCTGGCTCGATGGTTGACTTCAGAGGCCGTAATTGTTGGCTTCGAGGAGATGATGCACAATGACAACGTCGCCACAACAGATGCGAGGGGCTTCACGAAGCGGTCCTCGCATCAGGCCGGTCTGCGTCCGTCAGGAATGCTCGGCGCGTTCATTGTCGAGCATCCTGACTATGCGGGACCTTTCCGTCTCTCAGGGGAGATGGATCATGCATTCCGCAAGCATGCCTTCGACAACTTCGAGACCCACTACAAAGGGAAGCTAGCCACCTTCAAGTACAAGCCATATGGAACGAAGGATGCTCCTCGCCAACCAATCTTCAAAGGACTACGTTCACCGGAGGATATGTGATCGTTTGTAATATGTCAGCTTACGCTGGTCCAGTCGATCACAACAGGTTTGCTGTCGGTAACCGAGTACGGCACCTGAAGTTCTCCATGACGAACATTAAAGCCGGAACACTAGGAACTATCGTCGAACCCGGTACAGTATTTAGGAGTGGTCACAAACGCTATCTGGTCAAGTAGGAGGACCACGCCGAAATGAGGTGGACTCGTGAGGACGTAATGGAGGATATGTGAGCTCACAGCGAGATCCTCTTATCCTTAAGTTCCGGTGGGACTATAGTACGCCTCCTAAGAAGGTCTCGATAGAAGATGCCGTCGAGCGCACCATTGATGGTCCTGGTTTCGAGGAGTCAGGTGAACTGGAGGGTCTGAGGTACAAATTGGACGACGCAACCAGGTTTCTGGCAAGTCTAACCGTGACTTTGTATAAGTCAGGTAAGCTTACTGACCAAGAGATTCTTGATCTACTGGATAGCTTCGAGAGGTACTAGTAATGCGCACCAAGATTCTCGTTCCAGGACACCTTTATAGGGTGCCGTATCTTGAGCACTCTGGATATCTGCTTGTTCGGTTCATCCGTCGATCGTCGGATATGGTGTCTCATCCACTCGAGTGGTCTGGTATCAACACTCAGGAACTCATCCGAGTATTGATCGATAGGACGGAGTACCTCAATGCTCTAGGACCATGCGAAGAGTCCGAGAACGCTATCTACTGGCTTACAATGGCCTTGTACGAGTATGAAGCTAGAGCCTGGAGGCGGAAGCAGCAGAAGTTGAACAAACGGGCCGACGCTCAGGCAGATGTCGATAGGGTTAACTCTACAAGGGAGTTCTATCGAGATGTACCTTTCACACCGCAGGAGATTCTTGACATGCGTGTAGGTCCCGATGGACATGTAATCATAGAGGGAAACCATGGGTAATCTGCGTGGTAAGGTAGTGGAGATATATCGCACGCCAACCATGATCGGCGTGTTGGTGAACGGTACAGCATACGACCCAGCAACCTTAATCGGTGCGCTTGCCATTGAACTGCATGCGCTGCGGTCTGCCCCCGCGAACGCTCGGGCGGTGGCAGAGAAGTGCGCGTGGCTGTGCGGCGAACTTGACGGCGGGGAGCCTGACCGCGACGAAGCAATCCGCGAGTGCATGGCGACGATCCGCGCCTACGCCGCCACCCTGCCGGAAGCGCCGCAGCCTGCGACACAGCGGAGCAAGGCCGCGCACCACGCTGCGCATGGGCTGACTGCGGCCATGATCGACGCTCACTACCCAATCAGCCAGCACCAGCCGGACGAGTGCGAAATGTGCCACGCGCTCCATGAAATTGCGAAGGAGGCCATCGAAGCGTCCCTCTCGGAGACCGCGCCCAGCGGTACGGCGAAGGTGCCGGAGGGGTGGAAGCTGGTGCGGGATTTCCCCACCGCCGAGCAACAGATCGCAGGAGTGAAGGCGGCAGGCGGAACACTTGCTGAGGGCTTTATCGTCGGCATCTACCGCGCCATGCTCGCCGTCGCACCTTTGCCAAAGGAAAGCGCATGAAAGCTCTTACTTGGAATGACTTGGCTAATCTCTATGATGCCAAACATAGTGGACGGCCCGCAAGAACTTTGCCAATGGACAAAGTATTTGAGTGGGCTGAGAAACAAACGGATAAGTTCATTGTATCTGAAGATGGCTCAATCAGTTTGTTACCTGCGCCTTCGCAGTCTGGCAACTCGCGCGAAGGAGGCTGACGTGGCACCAGGACCAGGATACGGCAGTTGCCTCCGCGTGGTGGAAACCAAGCCTGGCATGGGAACAGGTGAATCTCGATACCGCACGGCAGACGGTCGCTGGTGGCGTGAATGTCCGGCGACCGTGACCGACAGTACGCTCGGCCAAGAAGTCCGCTACCTGCACGGAGATCACCTATGCAATCGCCCATGAAACCTTCGCGCGAGTCCTCCAACAGCGAATCCCCCGAGCGCAGGCTGCTGCGGGTGGAGGATGCGTTGCGCCATATTCTTTGGATCAAGGAATGCGGCATCGACGGCAAGGATGAGCATGGCGTCTTTCGCAACTGGCCGGAGTCCGAACGCGACGCCATGTACCGCATAGCTAAAGAGGCTCTCCTCGCGCAGCCGGAGGGACAGAACAATGCAGCGGGGCAGGCAGGACGGGCCGAGGAAGGCTCACTGAACATTAAAGGCGTCGGCAAAGGTGAGCGCCTGCCTGTCCCCGCTGCGCCCGGAGAGAAGGACGGCGAAGGGCTGGTGGCACGGCTGCGGAAGAAATGCAGCCCAACCCCTAACCAACCTTTGCTTGACGGAATCGTGATGCTCATCAACAAGATGGGCGACGAAGCAGCCGACCGCATCGAGCAACTTGAGCGGGAGTTGGCGGAGGCGAACGAGCAGCGAGTGATGTGGCACCAGCGATGGAGCGAACACGAAGCTGCGCTCTCGCTGCGGTCCGCAAGAGGGGGAGCCCAAGAAGGTTTGCACTTATGGGTCCCGGCGGAGATATGCCGCGGAGACGAGCTCTGTTTGGCGAATATGCCCCGGGATCGGTACGTTTACGTCGCCCGAGGTTCTGAGATGTTCCGCTTTACGCTACCTGAGTTGCCGCCTCCTGATCCTACTGTAGGAACGGGCACGAAGAGTATCGACCGTATGTTACCTAACAAGGGGGCGAAGTGAAAGAGACATGTACTACGTGTGGGTTCCTACGTACGGATCCAAAGGGTATGGTTTGTATCCGTTTTCCGCCGACACTTGTGATAATGCGCACCCCGGAGGGGAAGCCCGCAGCCCAAGGTGGCTTTCCGCCTACAATGCCCGAGTGGGTCTGTGGTGAGCACAAACCCGTTATTATTGTACCGCGCTAGTTGACTATAGGAGAAGTAATATGGACATCTATGAATTTTCCAAGCGCGTCCACCAGACTGCCTGCGATCATGGCTTCTGGGATGGACAGGCAAACAAGGCTGAGAAGATCGCACTGATGCACTCCGAGCTCTCCGAGTGCCTCGAAGGGGTACGCAAGCCGGGTCCTGACAAGCATTGCCCCGAGTTCACACAGGAAACCGTAGAACTGGCGGATGCTGTCATCCGCATCCTCGACTACGTGTATCACTACGGCCTTCGTCTCGAGGAAGCGTTGGTCGCAAAGGCTACGTACAATGAGTCGAGGCCATACAAGCATGGGAAAGCGTTCTAGTCGGGCGACCATCATTTGACACTTGATGACCCATTTAGTTTGCCTGTATAATTGAATCAGGCTTGAGAAAGGAGTTCACCATGAGCAAGCCCGCTGTTCCTGTAGGCTCGCCAGTCCATGTGTTCGCAGTCGTAGCACCCGGAGCCGATCCCGCCTCTGTTCTGCTCGTCCCACACCTCATCAAGCTCGGCTGGAAGTTCGGCGATGTTCCCTTGGGGGATCTTATTGACCAAGTCCGGATGGTTGATGACCATCTGAAGGCCCTCGAGAAATGGGTCGAAGGGGCAAGAGGGGTTCTGAAGCAGAAGCTTCCTGTACCGGCTCAAGCAGGCGAAGAGACCGTGACGCCAGGAAGACTCTTCGAGGCGCACTACTCCAAATCGACCCGAACGGACATCGATCGCGACAAGGTCAAGACGTATTTCGGTGCGGAGTACCCGAACTACTGCAAGACCTCGGAGATTTTCACCCTCAAGATCGTACCGATCGCTCAGTCACCTGGTGTGGCTGGGTAACTCTCAATGGGCCCCCTACGCGGAATGAGCTACGGAGTCGCTGTGACGGCCTTAGGCCAAGCGTTCGTCACACTCGTCGGTAGCGGCGGCTGGGGGCCCTCCTAACTTCTATGGACAGAGCCAACGTGATTATGCATTCGACTTCGACTCCGACTCCGACTCGAAAGGGTCGGAGTTGCTCCGAGTGTGACTGTAGCTGGAATCTTCCTCCTAACTTCCAAGAGGTCAGGAGTGGGGTAACAGAGCTTCTTGTCTTCTGCTTACACCGGGATGCTCGAGTTGTAATGTCTGACGGCATATACCCTCGTCTCGCATCGATCGTTCGGGGATCTCGAGGACTCTGCGGTGCTGAGGCTCGGTGGTGGACTCCTGCAGTAGAACCTGTCCAGATTGGCGGAGTACCTCCGACTAAGAGGCAGCACAGTACCGAGTACTACAAACCCAAGCTGGCGACGAATCCATCTCGCCCACCACGCGAACCCTACAAGTTAGCCAAGGAGAAGGCATGACCGACGCAGAGAAGGTAGCAGCGATCAAGCAGCTCCTCCAGGACTATATCGACGGTTCGATCGAGACGACCCTCGATCTGGTTCGTGCCATCAGAGAGGTCATCATCAAATGAATGCCAACCTGAAGGAATCTGGCTTTGACAGTATTCAAGGCTTCCGCAAGATCGAGCAGGTTCGAAAGCGGGATGGAACTTTAGTCCCCTACGATTTCCACAAGATCGAGACCGCTATCTGCAAGGCGATGTACTCAGCTGTGGAAGCTCCGGATCCTGACAACGATTCGACGTTTGTCGCCCGGAACGTTCAATCGCAGTTCCAACGAGCCGCTACTCTGATGAAGGCGGTGAGTGTACCGGAAGTTGAGGCCATCCAGGATGCCATCGAGAGGGAGCTAATGCTCCAAGGCTTCACGGCAACTGCCAAGCACTTTATTTTGTACCGCGACGAGCGAGCTAGACTGCGAGCAGTAGAGACTGAGATCTCTCCGGAAGTCCGGAGTCTCGTCGAAAGTAGTCGGAAGTACTTCCGTAATCCCTTAGCGGAGTTCGTCTACTATCGGACGTACAGCCGATGGATCGAGCAGAAGAGTCGTCGTGAGACCTGGATCGAGACCGTCGAGCGCTACATGGCCTTCATGCGTTCTGAGATTGGTGGGACGCTGAGTGACAACGAGTACGACGAGATTTTCCAGGCTATCCTTCGTATGGAGGTGATGCCCTCCATGCGTCTTATGTGGTCTGCTGGAGTCGCTGCTGAGAAGACCAATGTCAGCGCTTTCAACTGTGCCTTCATTGCTCCGACGTGTTTCCAGGACTTTGCTGAGATCCTCTACGTTCTCGCCTGCGGAACTGGTGTTGGCTTCTCCGTTGAAAGCCGGAGTGTACAACAGTTACCGATGGTAGAGTTCCAGAAGTTGGAGCGGATTCTGCTCTACAAGATCGAGGACAGCAAAGAGGGCTGGGCAACAGCCCTCTCAATAGGAATGCGTACTTGGTACGGCGGTGATGATGTTCACTTCGACTATTCCCTGTTGCGCCCCGAGGGGGCTCGTCTTAGGACGATGGGTGGTCGGAGCTCCGGACCTAAGCCCCTTATGGATCTGTTGCAGTTTGTTCGTTCCAAGATCCTGAATCGCGAAGGTCGACGGCTCACCAATCTTGACGTCCACGACATCATTTGTAAGATCGGTGACTGCATTGTTGCTGGTGGCGTCCGGCGCTCGGCACTTATTTCCCTTAGCGACTTAGACGATACGGACATGAAGTTGGCCAAGCAAGGCCACTTCTTCATCTCCAACAACCAACGTCAGTTAGCCAACAACTCTGCCGTCTATCTCTCTAAGCCCTCTGCCGGGGAGTTTCTTCGGGAGTGGATGGCGTTAGTCGAAAGTAGGTCAGGGGAGAGGGGAATCTTCAATCGTGGTGGCCTCTTCGATCAAATTCCTCAGCGGCGGAGAGCAAACTGGCTTCAGTATGCCCATGCCAACAACGCGGCGGTTCTTTCCCAAATCGGAACGAATCCCTGCGGTGAGATCAATCTCCTCTCGAAGCAGTTCTGCAATCTAACCGAGGTAGTATGCCGTGCAGACGATGATTTTGCGTCGCTCCTCCGAAAGGCTCGTATAGCTACTATCCTCGGGACTTACCAGTCGATGCTCACCAATTACCCCTACCTCTCCGAGGAGTGGAAGGAGAACTGTGAGAGGGAGCGTCTGCTAGGAGTCTCGCTCACCGGCCAGTGGGATTGCGAAGTCGTACGAAACTCTAGCGTACTAGAGGGTCTACGTGAAGCCATTGTTGAGACCAACATCGAGTTTGCCAAGAAGTTCGGTATTAACCCTTCGACTGCGGTTACATGCGTCAAGCCCTCTGGCACTGTGTCTCAACTAGTTGATGCCGCTCCTGGGATGCATCCCCGCTACGCTCCTTACTACATTCGGCGAGTTCGTATTTCCTCCTCTGATCCCTTGTTCCGTATGCTCAAGGATCAGGGTCTCCCCTTCTTCCCAGATGTTGGACAGACTTTTGATTCGGCTTCGACATTCGTGTTCGAGTTTCCGGTAAAGTCGCCTGAGGATCACGACAAGGTCTACAATGGTACGCTCAATGCATTGGATCAGCTTGAGTACTGGAAGAAGGTCAAGAAGTATTATACTGAGCATAACCCCTCCGTTACTATCTCCGTAGGCGAGAACGAGTGGGTCGATGTTGGCCACTGGGTGTGGCAGAACTGGGAGATCGTCGGAGGATTGAGCTTTCTACCCAGAGAAGACCATGTCTACCAGCTCGCGCCCTATGAAGCAATCGACGAAGCTCGGTACACAGAGATGTGCAAGAAGTTCGAGGGGGTGGATTACAGCCGGATCGTGACATACGAGAAGGAAGACAACACCGAGGGATCTAAGGAGTTCGCCTGCGTTTCAGGAGCATGCGAAATCTAGTCGACGGGTTGTATCGCGTTACGACGCGGTACTTGTGTGCTGGGTTCGTCGTTGAGAACGGACGCATTATTAGGTGTGCCCCGATCCTTCGGAGGCGACTGGAGTACTGGGTAACTATAGCAAGGAGAGTGGGATGAGAGCGAGACCAAAGAAGCTACCAAGGATAGTGGATATTGCTCAGCGGAAGAAGTTCCAGGAGGCCCGTGACGCGATGTACCGTCAGGCTCCACTGGAGGCCTTCTTCAAGGGTATCCAAGCATTCATTCCTACCTTGGGGAAGAAGCCTGTTATTACTGCCGAAGAGGCAGTTCTGCAGGTGAAGAGAGTCCTCGAGGAGAAACCTCATCCTTGGAGGAGTCACCAGAAGTACTGGAGGCGTGCCGCGAACCAGAGTCGATACGGGAGGCGCAATGGACGATTCTATCAGAGTGCTTGATCACGGGTACGTTCGGCTCATCGAGACTTGGGGCTCGGACGAGGTAATCATCGAGGCTGCTCGGATGTCGACCCAGAAGGGCTTTCAGGGATGGGGTCCACGATGGAGATGTACTCTGTGCTTGTGCTTGTGGCGGAAGAACCCCGACGAGTCGTGGTCTCTATACGACCAAAACCAGAAGTCGTGTAAGCAGTGTGACAACAGTGACGATTTCCTGTTTGTCGTCAAGGAAGAAGCTGGGGACGAGAAGCTGTTGGCGTATCTCTACAAGCGCAAGCACATGACCCCATTCGAGATGGCTGGTGCGATCTTCGAGATCAAAGCGCCGATCATGGTGTTTCGGGAGTGGCATCGCCATCGGACGCAGAGCTACAACGAGATGTCCGCTCGCTACATTCCTTTGCCGAACGAGAACTATGTGCCAGATCGGAAGGATGTCATGGAGAGATCCCAGGCCGCCTATGACTCCAAGAACAAGCAGGCTCGCTCGGCTTCGGATCGTGTTGTTACTGAAGGGGAGACTCTGCAGTGGCTACACGATCTAGACAGCTACTACGAGAGGGGACAGCGCCTCTACGAGGAGGCCCTCCAACTAGGGATTCCTAAGGAGCTCGCCCGTTTGCCAGTTACCGTTGGGAGGTTCTCTGTGATGAGGGCCTCCGCGAACTTACGCAACTGGCTACAGTTCCTCGAGCTCCGGACAGCTCTTCAGGCCCAGAAGGAGATCCGGTTGTATGCCGAATCTGTTTGCTCTGTGCTCGAGCTGGACTTCCCCCGAACGATGGCACTCTTTGGGAGGTCACATGGTTCCTGAACCAGCATTTGACCATATTTTCTGGTTGTGGACAGCTGTTGTAGTCCTAGCTGTGTACAACGTAGTTGTTGTCCACCATACCGTTAGGACGATGGGAGCCTTTATGAGGTGGGCTAAAGTTGTGACCGATCATCTTCAAGGGCGGGACCCACTAAAGCCCCCACCTCCTGGTGTCCTATGAGTCCGGACAGCGAGATTGTTCTTCCGTCTGGTGCCTTTGCACACATACGTGTGCTAAAGGCTCGTGATCTCCTGGCAGCCCAAGCGGAGATGAAGTCGGACAAGGACAAGGACATAGTTGTTATACTGATTACACTCGGAGTGAAGATCGACGGGAAGAACCCTACGTACGATGAGGTCCTGGATATGGACCTCCGCGACTTTGTTGCCCTGCAGGCTAAGATAGGATCGTATCTCACGGGGCCCGTAACATCATAAGCCACTTGCTTACCCTCTAGGGGGTTCTATATAATAGGGATACTGCGAATTGCAGCCAACTGGAAACGGAACGGAGAACTACATGACGATCTACGTATGGAAGGCGAGCGGTGGTAGAGAGATCCCTGTTAGCCGTATGACGGACGAACACCTGATCAACGCTATCAACTGGTGCGAGAAGGATCGTCAATCCCACTACCAAGTCCCGAATCGGGAACAGCGGTCGGACGGCTACTTCTGGCTCCGCCAGGAGGCAATGAAGCGCGGCCTCCGCTGGCGCAACTACTCTGATCAGTTGCCGCTTCGAGATGGCGATCTAACTATTCGGCAGCGGCATCTGTCTGGTGACGAGGAGATCACCCCTCTCAGTTGGCTCATTGGCAAGCGGGTGTATCTCACTCTCAGCAAGTGGCGTCTCGGACCTTCGTCACAGAAGCGCGAGGTATCTGGCGAGGTGGAATCGATCGAGATCCATCACAGCGATATCGAGCCTCGTGAAGTGGCTCAGTATCAGTTCCCGACCTACGAGGACATCGCTCGTGGCTACGGCGGCAAACACCCCAGGGATCGCGACGAGAAGGAGATGCCGTTACGCGATCTGGCCCCCGGCGGGAAGTTCAAGCTCCTCCCAACCTCTACTCTGGTGATGAAGGGGAGCTCTCCTTCCTACATCTACATGAAGACAGTCCCAATTGGGATGATGGCCCAAGCATTGCGCGATCGCGGCTGTCGAATGGAGCACCTCTGGACGAGAGATGGGAACTTGAGTTCGGCGGACTCGACCGTCAGATGTCTTGTGGCCAATCTCGTTAAGGGGAGTACGTTCTTGATCCCGGCCGACGAAGTGGTGATGCACTACGAAGGTCATCGCATCGGCTAGTTTTTAGTACGTCCGAGCTCTGGCGGACGTTATAGTGTCCAGAGACGGTAGCCATACCGAAGAGGACGGAAGGAAATCTCTCGACGTGAATGGGCGATAAGTTTGACCGGGGCTTCCTCGCGACCAAATGGCTGGAAGAAACGGCGGACCTTAAACTCAGCACCGACGGTCTATGGTGCACCAAACAGGAGGTAACATGAAGAAACTTTGCATTTATCACGGCAACTGCGCCGATGGCTTTACCTCCGCGTGGGTCGTCCGGAAGGCTCTTGGCGAGGATGTCGAGTTCCATGTCGGGGTCTATCAGGACGCGCCTCCTGACGTGGAGGGCCGCGACGTGGTGATGGTGGACTTCTCCTACAAGCGTGCCGTGCTCGAGGAGATCAGAGAGCGCGCCGCCAGCGTCCTGATTCTGGACCACCACAAGACGGCCGAGGCCGATCTGCGTGACCTGCCGGGAGTGGTGTCCGTATTCGACATGAACAGGGCCGGGGCTCGCATAACTTGGGACCACTACTTTCCCAATCAGGAGCCTCCCCAACTGTTGCTACACGTCGAGGACCGCGACCTGTGGCGCTTCGCCCTGCGCAAGACGCGAGAGATTCAGGCGTCCGTGTTCGCCTACCCATACGAGTTCAAGGTGTGGGACTTCCTCATGTCGGCGGACTTGGAGCAATTGGCCGTCGAGGGCGAGGCAATCGAACGCAAGCACTTCAAGGACATCCGAGAACTGGTTGGCGTAGTGACGCGGCGCATGAACATCGGTGGTCACAACGTGCCCATCGCCAATCTTCCGTACACGCTGACCTCGGACGCCGGACATCTACTGGCTAAGGGGGAGCCGTTTGCCGGATGCTACTGGGACACACCGCAGGGGCGAGTGTTCAGTTTGCGTTCGACCGACGAAGGGCTAGATGTGTCGGCAATCGCCAAGCAGTATGGTGGCGGAGGTCACAAGAACGCCAGTGGCTTTCGACTTTCCTACACCGATGCACAGACGTTGGAAGTTACGTAGGACCAACCATCATAAGACTCTTGCGACCACATTAGTGGTCGCTATATAATAGGGGTATAAGCTAGTTGCACGTTGCAGCTAGCGGGTAAGTCGGAGGTACAATGAAGGTAGGGTTCACAGGAACTCAACACGGGATGACAGAGAAGCAACTCGCTGTCATCCGCACCCTATTACCCCATGGTGGAAGTAGTCAATTCCATATGGGGCTCTGCATCGGAGCAGATATCCAGGCTGCGACTATAGCACGAGAGGAAGGGTTCTACATTGTTGGCCATCCTCCTATCAACCACCATAAGATGGGCAAATTTCAGTGTGACGAGCTCCGCCTCCCTGAAGAGTATCTCGTCCGCAATCGACATATCGTGCTAGAGGCCGAGATGTTACTCGCGACCCCCAAGGAATCGGAGGAAACGCTTCGATCTGGGACTTGGTCTACAATCCGATATGCTCGTACCCTCAGGCGTCCAATTCTTATCATCCTTCCTAACGGCTGTCTCCGTGCGGAACATCGGAAACCACACGTATGAGATCACCCTACGGTAGTAAGAGACCTCGCCGACTCGTTGAAGATCCCGAGTTCCTCCGCGGTGTCGTTGATAGCCTTCGCTTTCTGGCTGCTGGCTTTGTGTCTACAGCCCAGCGGAGACCTCCGAAGAAGGTTCCCGTCATACGCTACAAGAAGCGTCGCCGCTTGGAGACTCCTCATGGCTGATACGGGACATACACTAAACCAGATCACCCTACGGGTGCTCAAGGATCAAGTGCGTGGAGCTGATACCCTCCTTAAGGAGTGCCAAAAGGTCCTACAGTGCCATGCTCGGTGTGAGACAAAGGATTTGCGCGAGCGTATCTCCCGGTTCCGGAAAGGGGTTTCTCGTGGCTACGAAGTTTGAGTACTATGTGCGACGCCTCGGGGTGATCAACTACGAGGTCGCTAAGTTCGGGTCTATGACAGGAGGTGAACAACCTCTTGTAGTGTATAAGGTCATCTACGATCCCTCTAGGAACCGAGGGCTGTGCGACTGTCCTGCTGGAATGTATCGAGGAACAGGCATCTTAGACAAGCATGTACGAATCGTGCAAGACTGGATTGCAGGAGGAGAGCAGGAAATTGCTCTCCTACGATGAACTGTACTTGGTAGAAACTAGGACGTACTAGATCTATGACTACCTATGATCTTTGGGTCTACTTCCAGCAGATGTCCATCGAGGAGGTGCTCTCCTGGATTACCTTTGGCGGATTCGTAGGATGTGTTTACGAGTTACTCAGGAGGGATTCATGAACAAGAAGCGTACTGATCCCTTGCAGTTCTGTCTGCTACTAGTATTCATGATGGCTTACTGTGCTCCACCCACTAAGGCGGAGCCTCTTTCAGTTCCTCTTCGCTGTTCTAGTAAGCATGGCGATCAATGGATCCGTCACGGGGAGCTCACCGGGAGACCTTTACCTATACCGAAGTGTGCTAATGCCGATGGAACCAAACGTCGGAATAATACTCCTGGCGGAGTCGGTGAAGGAGATCGCTCGCGCCGTAATGATGCCCCTAATGGAGGCGTAGGTAGCCGCCGGGATCACCAACGTGACAGACTCCGTTAATCACAGCTATAGTCATATCCAGAATGCCATTACTGGGCAGCTAGTCTTCCGTGAGAGGCCTGGATTGTATGCACAGATTCTCGGTGTGAATGGTGAGTATCCTTGGTATGCTTACTATTCCGAGTTCTTTGTCCGCGAGGAGTTCCGTCAAGCCCAGAACGACGGTACATATGGAGCATTAAATGACTCTTGATGACCATCGCTGGAGCGCTATATAATGGAATTAAGCTAAGAGGAGCGCTGTGGATAGAGACACAGGCTACCAATCTTAGTGAGTTCGATTCGGATGTAGTACCCACTGGCATGGTGCTGGTGGTAACTGGAGAAGGAGCAAGTCATGCAAGGAGTCAAAGGTACGGGTCCGTTCTCGAAGTATGGCAAAGGCAAGAAGAAGTCCGGGGGTGGCCACAAAATCAAGAAGCAGCACCTCCAACCCATGGATGTCCCACAACTCGGACAGCCGATGTACGTCCCCAACGTCATCGTTCTCACGCCCGAGGCTGTTGGATCGATGATCGGCGTGGCGATCGCGACTGTGGCCGACAAGAGCTAGCGAGATGGCTGGCACCTCCAAGAGTTGCCGGCCTTACCGCATCTACGACGAGAAGGCTCGCCAGGATATTCCGTGGAGAGCCTATCGCGAGGCGGCGAGGGCCATCGAACGGTGTCTGTCGCTTGTCTTCTGGCTCGAAGTCGGGAATTCGTACACCGTCTACGAAGCCAGGAGCTCCACAGCCATCATCCAAGTGACCCGTCGAGTTGATGGGTTGCACTTCTACCAGGACAAGAAAGGAAGGCTGACATGAGAAACCATGTTCGTCGTAAGACGCCTACCGGCCCAAATTCCCCAACTGCCCACGCTAGAGTCAAGAAGGCACTCCGTCGTGACAGGCTCCAAGCACGGGTCAAGGAGCTCGAGGTCCAAATTGCCTCGGCCAACGGGGAGACCCGGAAGAACATGCGCGAGCGCTTCGCCCGAGTTACTGGCGAACTTGCCGAGGCGAAGAAGTCGATCGCCAGAGGCGAGGAGATCAATGCCGGACTCCGCGCCACGGTCTCCGAGCTGAACATCCAGATCGACGACCTCAAGCGGGCGAAGCCGGAGGGGGAGGTGGTGTCGTGAGTCTTCCCACTAGGACGATACGCCCCTCGAACGTAATGGTTCCTGGGGAGGTAGACTTCACAGGGATGATGTGCGAAGAGGCTAGCATCTTCTCGCGGGAGAAGTTCATACCCTGCTGTGCTCCTGTCACTGCGGTAATCTGGTACAAGCGTGACGGGAAGAACACCTATATGGTGTGTGCCCCGTGTGCTTCCCACGCGGTTGAGAATCGGGGTGCTAAGCTCCTCGCTTCGGACAACAATCTCTACAAGGAGATCGAGGAGGAGATGTCGGATCTCCACGGCTACGTCCAGTTTCTGTTCAAGTGGCTCAAGAAGCTGGGTGTCCAGTTCGAGACCGACAAGTTCTCGTTCCCGAACGGGGACGAGTGGGAGATCAAGCCATGAGGGCCAAGATCCAGTTTGGGTACAATACTTGGGTGACGAGGGAAATGCTCGAGCACCTAGCCAAGCTCTGCGGAGCTCACCCACCAGAGCAGCTCTGCCGATACCTTCATTCGTCGGACGACAAAGAGATAGAGACCAAAGATGGCAAGTTCAAGCTCTACTCCAATGCTTGGGAGGTCGACCTCGAGAGTCTCCTCAAGACTGGTATACCATTCGAAGTGCAAGGTAAGGGGGAAGCTAACTTCCTGTCGGCTTTACTGGATGAGCTCCGCGGTATCGGGCGAAAGGTCGACGCCTTTGGGTACAAGGATGCCCAGTTCAATGAGAAGGTCTCGGTGCATATGCCAGGGTTGGGGCTCCTGCTCATCGATCACGTCAAGGTTCTGAACAATGACTGCACTGACGATCTCCAAACCTGGCTCGATGACGGATGGCGAATCCTTGCAATTTGTCCTCAACCTGATCAGAGACGCCCCGACTATGTGATAGGACGTACTGGCCTAGGAGAGAAGCGGCCATGAGCAAATCCAAGTCCCCGGGTCAGCTGTTCGATGAGCGGTCCTGGATCTGGATCGAGCTGAAGGCCATCCGCCATTTGCTCGATGTGGCACAGCACCTTCCGCAGCATTCCCAAGGAGCTCGGCACCAAACGCTCCTGATCAAACGTTCGTGTCTGCGTCTCAACCAACTACATATGGCCATTCTCTGTGGCAAAGGGAGGAAGTAATGAGCTATCCCACACTCGAGCAGGTCAACGCTGCGAGTCACTACCAGATTTGCTCCTGGTACCGCTTCCTTCCTTCTCCTGGATCTCGAGCTATTGGTCGGCCGGACTTCGAGGAGGTGCTCAATCGGGAGGTCCCGATCATGGACCGGATTGCTGAGCGTCTCAAGGAGTTCGGAGGGTTCACGCCCGAGATCAGTAAGGATCTTGGGTGGGATACGCACTAATCTGAGTAGGACTTGTACGACCTAACCCGAGGGGAAGTAGCCATCTATGTTAGTCAATGGTCGTGAGTACACAGTCGATAGGGAAGGTAAGTACTATGTTGTGCTGACTACTCCTCCTATCGCAGGCGAGGCTGCCCTGGCGGATCTGGATACACTCCTCGAACTAGGGTACGAACTTAGTGGCGTTATCCATCGCGTCGTGCCTCGGCCAGCCCTTTTGATCTTCCGCAAGACCAAGGTGGAGCCCCCATCATAAGCCACTTGCTACCATCGCGAGGACTGCGATATAATAGAGGTGTAAGCTTGCATGTTGCAGGCTACAGCAACTAGGAGATACAGATGGCCGAACCAAGTAAGAAGCCCCCCGAGATCGAGGCGTTCCTCGAAGCGGCAGCGGGACGCACTACCGCGATCAAGGGTAACATGTGTATTCGCAAGCCCTTCGGATGCGAGGGTTCTGCAACAGAGTTCAAGGACGATCTTTCTCGTCGGGAGTATTCGATCTCCGGGCTCTGCCAGAAGTGCCAAGATCGCATCTTCGGGGAGGGCTAACATGATCTACGGCATAAACTTCGGTGCACCTGACATACCCCACGGCGTCAAGCGTAAGTTCCGGTCTCGTATGAAGCTGCCTGGTGCGGGACGCTGGGAGTGGCACCACCTCAAAGGAGTGGCGCAAAACCAGGTCGAAAGGGACGCAATGCTCATGGCTGCGGAGCGTCCGGGACGTAGCGTCCACGTCGAGGAGCGCAAGACAGCTGCTGGCGTGTGGTACGGCATTTACATCCGCTAACTAGGAGGAGCTAACATGGATTGGAATTCGAGACAGCCTCTGTGGTACGATCTCCCAGAGGAGGTTCGTAGGGATCTCCGTGAAGTGGTATCGGACTTCGCTACGAACGAGACAGAGGCACTTGTGCACTTCAAGGGTTCGTCAGCTCGGACGATTCTTGATGTCTGGCTCAAGTACAACGGCATCATCGGGTTCACGGATCAATTGATCCGCGTGCTCGAAGGGATCAAGGGAGCAAGCCAATGAAAGACCCCAACCCTAAGAGAGTATTCGGGTTCGTCCGCGGGATGGAAGGCAACGAGAACTACATCGTCAAGTTTGTTGGATTGACGACAGTCGCCAAGGTGAACTTTACTGACCGTGATTGGTTGCTCGCGGCCCTCAATCATTTCGTCGGGCTCCCCTTGAAAGAGCAACAGCGGCTGATGCACGAAGAGATCGCCGCCCAACGGGAGGGGTCATGAACCTGATGTATATCGTGCTGTATCTAGACGATACTACTCCAGCCTTTCCTCGGGTGGTTGGGGTTCCTCAGCGGGAGCTAGTTCTTGCCCAACGAGTGGCGAAGGAAGACTTTGAGGAACTGCTTGGCGAGTCCTACGACGCCCTCGACTGGGAGGAGTGCAACGACCACAAGGGTCACTACTGGACAACAGTCCAAGACCTCATCGCCTACGCCATATATGAGGTTGCTATATGAGCCGGCTTGGCTACTTCGTCTTCCGCCTCCGCCTCCAAGACGGCAAACCGGAATTCTTCAGCCAGTTCCGCAATGCCTTTACGCCGATGTTCGATCACGATCGTCCAGCCTTCTACCACCACCTCAAAGGTTCGGAGGGAGCCTTCCGAGCCGTGCTCAATCTTCGGAACCTGGGGTTTGAGTGCGAGGTGATGGAGGTCAACAGTGGTATGGTGTGGCACACAATCACGGAGGAGATGGTGTGAGCGATACGCCCTATACAGGTCCAATTCCCGACCACCTGCGCTCAATGTTCGAACGGGCGGACGATCTCATTAGGTCTGGGGCGGCCGTGTACTTCAAGTTCACCTGTGCCAAGTGTGGGGCACGTCAGACCTTCGAAGACCAGAACAAGTTCTACAAGTCTGGGCGGTGCGAGGAGTGTAGCCATATTACCGACCTCTTTCATCGGGATGCTCAAGTCAACTATCTGCTCGTAATGGAGCTAGGAGGGAAACCAACATGAAGTTGATCTGTTGCATGTTCTGCGAGGACGTCTTCAAGCTGACGATGAAGCCCAAGAGGTGCGAGTGCGGTCGTGTTGGGGGGTACTACCTTAACAACCTAGAGGCTGTTGTGTCCTCGGAGGCTGTGTCGATTGCTCTAGGGAACGGAAGCTTCTTGGCAGCTATTGGACAGCTCCAGAGCTCGATTAATGGTAAACTCGGCCGAGACGACTGGATGCTCGCCGGGAAGATCACAGCGTGGATCCGCCCGAATTCAGGCGTTGGCAACCCGCACACAACTGTAGTCCCACTGGAGGAGATTCCGATATGGAACGTCTAGCGCTTTTGGTTTTGGTCCTACTTGTCGGGTGTGCATCGGGCCCTTACTGGGTTCGGACGACTGAGTTCGGGCCCAAAGAGGTCCACATCCACGACATTGGCGTCTCTCCTTGGGGAGCTTCGGTTCAAGGGTGGACTGTCCGCGATCCCGTTACTGGGATCTGCCATATCTTCGTTACGTCCTCTACCCACGATCGCGATTGCGTAGTGGCTCATGAGCGTCGCCACTGCTTGGGGTGGGATCATCCTTCGTATCGGTACAACCTCTCGTGCATGCAGGTTACGAGTCTTGTTGGTGCTTATCATGGCACTGGAGATTGGCTCCGATAGCCCTAATGACCCTCTCTGAGCGGATTGGTCAGTTGGTGGAGCAACATGGTAGCCTTAGGGCTGCTGCTCGTGATGTTGGACTCGATTGGGCGTATCTCCACCGACTTCGTTCTGGCGAGAAGACCAATCCTTCTCCTGAGACTCTCCGGAAACTCGGTCTCAGGCGGGTTATCTCGTATGTCCCCTATTAGTAGCGGTCATGAAGCGAATTATCCTGACTGCACTGATCCAACTCAATGCTCTTGCCTTCGGCATGAACTGTGGTGCGGTCTATACGGGTGAAGAGAGTGGAGTGATAACAGCTTTCGTCATGGGTATGACCCATTGGGCTATGGTCTTTGTCCTATGGAGGGTCCGAAATGGTCTGATCGATGGCAGGTAAAAGAATTTAGTGGTTGGCATCTTGCTTGACCCTCTATGGTTGCTATATAATAGAGGTGTAGATAGCATGTTGCTGTCTGCATAACCGGAGAACCATATGTCCAGGCAACGTATCGGTGAGGGTCTTTACACTCACGAGCAGTGTCACTTCAGGTTGATCTGTACACCTTGTTGTAACCACCTTCTCTGCTGGGTCAATCCTCGGTTACCGACCTATTGTCCGGAATGTGGAACGATGATCCTCGCCAAGTTGCGGATTGACCCCTCGCACATCCGGCATAACGACCCTAAGGCCGAACTGAGGGTTCACGAGATCAGTCAAGGGCTCCTCGGTGGTTTCTCTGCCAGACCAGAACACAGGGAGGAACAGTGAACCAAGAACAACCAACACTTCACCAACCAAAGCCCTTGGAGGTGCACGTCAAGTTGCGCCTCTTCACACCTAGGGCTAAGAACCTTCGCATCAGATGGGCTGGTCCTTGTATCTACAAGGTGCGAGAGGTCAAATCGCCCTATCACCAGGTCTTCCGAGGCAACCGAATTCTGGTTGCATTGCCCAACATGGAAGGACGGAAACCGTTTACGGATCAGCCCGCCCCTTCGTTTTTGAGGCCTTACCTAATCTTCCAGACTTCGGACTACATCGATCGCGACTTGCCTCGGGCGCTCGAGCTGCTCGTTGCCGAGCTCCTCCGCCGAGGCTTTACCGCCGTCGAAGAAGCTGGCGAGTATACTGGTCGGATGTTGATTCGGATGAGTCATGTGTCCTACTAGGTTACTGCTCGTACTCGTTCGGCGATACAAGTTCTTTATGACCCTCTATCAACTTACGGAGTAGACGACCATACTTAGGAAGTAACGAAGTAGGGAGTTCCCTCAGTTCTAACTAGTTGATTTTTAAGGGGAAAGTAGTTCGCTACTTACAGTTCCTAATCTATCAAGTGGTTACAAGTTGGGGAAGGGTGAACCTATATACAATAAATGTATTGGGCAGGGTAGGTATACAGGAATTGTATCTTCCCAATGTGTCTCCCACCTATAGAACACTAAGAGTAACTAGGAACTGTAACTACTGAACTACTAAAGCCCTTAGAAATCAACAAGTTACAACTTCGGGACTGCAGTACTTCGTTACTTCGTAAAGTTCGGTCCGCCTCCCTCGATTTGGCCAAAGAACAGTTACGAGAAAGCCGGCGCAAGGGCTAGACTAAGACTGGTCCACGGGACCGTTATAGACTGACATGTCCCTCAACCGACAAAAAGAAACCGCCCAACCTTCGGGCGGCTCCTGTACTACTTCGTCTTCCCGTCGTCGAACTCGACCCGAACGATGATCTCGCCCGGGGGAGCTTGCATGTCCGCGAACGCGGTCTTGCCGATGTAGATGTTCTTGACCTCGGCCGACGGCCTCTTATCGCCAGGGACGGCGTAGAGATAGGTTCCCGGCGTTGTACGGTCGGGACGCATCACGACACTGAATTGACGTTTCATGCTCTGGTTCTCCGGTTCGGAAGCGACCTTTCGATCGCCCCCGTACTTCACAGATGCCTAGCGATCCAGATGATCAGAACCACTAGGGTCAAACCCAGGACTACCCCATAGATCAGGGCTTTCATGGGTACTACTTGCCGGCGGGCTGTTCTCCGGCCGGTGCGGCCTGCGCTGCTGTTGCTGCGGCTGCCCGCTCTTCCTTGATCACCCGTTTCAGCGGACGCAAGAGGACGTTCCTCGCGTGCTGGTAGATGATGCCCAGGTGCTTCGAGATGGGCCCCGGCTTGAGACCCAAGGCCGCGAGACCACGGATCGCATTGCTCTTGTTGCCGTAACCCGTGATCAGCTGCTCCTTGGTGAAGGTCGTAAAGTTCTCGGCCGTCACACCGTCCATCGTCTTCAGTTCGACCGCTTGCGCGGGTTTCGCTTCGGCGACGATCGGGGTCGTTTGCGCGGGCACGGATTGCGCGGGCGCGTGTTGCACTTGCGGTTTGGCTTTCGCCATGGTATGCTCCGGTTGTTAAAGAACGTTAGTCGAGGCCTCTGAGCCTCTACTGTACCCTCTCTCGAGCGTACACCTATATTATATAGTAGTCCCTCATATGGTAGCAAGAGGGCGACTATATGATTTTACTGGTACGCCCTTGCTAGGGCTAGCCATAAGGACTGCCTGAGGACTGGGCATTCAAAGCGCTGATGTCGCGATTCGGACTAGTCCCCGGTCCTTGGGTCCAAAAGAAACCGTCTTGCGACGGTTCCGGGGTACTAATCGAACCTATGGGTATTACCATAGTTCTTCTTGGCCAGTTCGTTGAGCTTGGACTGTTCTTCGGGCGTCAGCTTGTCCCAAACCTTGGCGAGGCACCGAACTTCGAAGTTGTCCGGGACTTCGGATGTGTCCGCAGGTAGCTCTTCGGCCAGCTGCCAGAGCCGACGATAAAGCTCGGGCGAAACCCCTTCGAGGCACTCGGCGACGGAGTCCGGGGACCAAACTGTAAACAGGTTATGTGGTTTCATGTCAGCTCTGGTTATTTGTCGATCGTGAATGTGTACTGTGTCTTTGTCATGTGACCTCCTTAGACCTGTGCGTATTTGGAGACTGTGTTGAAAGCCTCCCTGGCAGCGGTCTCGGACTCGTATTCATCTTCGAGTCCCTTGACCTCCTCTTCTTCGAGCAGGTCGAAATCCCCGTCTTTAACCTGCCAGAGTGTGATGTGTATGACGTATTTGGTCATTTGTCTTCCGGTTAGACAGACTTGAATCTGGTCTGGTATAACCACATCGCAAAGTCATTGAGCCGACCTTCGACCGATGTGTCACGAATGACATCGTCATCTTCGTGTTCCTCGGCAGCCCGCCAATATTCCTCCAGGGCTTTCATGACTTTGACGTGCGTCACGGCTTTAGTCTTTCTCGGAATTGTTCTCATGTCATCTCCTTGTCAGATCTTTTTGATCTGGTCGATCGCGTCCTGGTTCAATATCAGATACCAGTTCGACCGCTTACCACCCTTTCCGAAATAGACCGAGACGTACTTCTTATTGTCACGTTCTACGTGTTCTACGACTAGGTGTTCTTCGACCTCCATGTTTAAGGTCTTGTCACCTATCTTACCTATCATGATCTTACCTTTCATGATACCTCCTAGTTGTTAAAACCGTACCACTATATTTATGGTACATATATATTATACGCTGGTCCACGAGATGGTCTCAAGAGTCCGACTATATGATTTAACAGGGACGTCGGCGTACGGACTAGCGCATAGGCAAATGACGGACCGGTCTGGCTTTGTCATTCAATCTACTTTCAGGGTCATTCGGACAGGTCCTCGACCGGGCTAGGTCTATAGTCCCTATAGGCCCGGTCCATAGGTATGTGACTAGTCCCCATGAGGTAAGAGAAAGGACCTCGTCTAGAGGTCCTCTCGTCTAGTCCAGGACTCTCAGACGTCTGAGTAGAGGACGTACCGCTCCGAGGTAGAGAACGAGACTAGTTACTACTACCGCTACCATTACTAAGGTCATACGACCTCCTTATCGAGACAAGACGGATAAGGATCCTTTCGGATCCTTATCCTATTCCTGACTTACTTCGCTTTCTTGATCGGAGTGATCAGGACGTTCCTGACGTGTTGGTAGCGAATGTTCAGTAACTTCGCGACTTCCGATCTCGTCTTACCTTCCGAAGTCAGCTTACGAATCGCAGCTGATTTCGTTCCGACTTCAGCGATGTACTTAGCTGAGTCGAAAACCGACTCGACTTCTTTCTCAGTAACAGTAACCGGTTTCATTTAGTATCTCCTACTAATAGTAACAATAGATAGGAACTATTCCTACCTACCTACTATACTTATATTATATATCCATCCTAATAGGATGGTAAGGAAATATTTCGTATCGACAGAGTCGTTGTATGTATGAGTAAACCGACAGGGGCTTAACAAACGTAACCAAAATCCTGCAACCTTTTGGCCATATTGCAAAATTTTGGTAGGAAACACACCAACCTCAAGGACCCACAAATGACCTACAAAAACCTGTTGACAGTCCCATTGACAACCATTTATAATAGGGATATGAATGCTCCTGCTCTCAAGAGAGAGGTCCCCACACAGCAAGGTTCACAACCAATCAATGGTAGTCCTGTTCTCTCTTACAGGGCCCAGCTGATCCAAAGAGCGCAACCGAGGGTCCCATCAACAGCGGAGGGACTCCCAGTAGGCTTCTACCGAATAGATCTCCTCCCCTTGCAACAACTGCCAGAGAAGGAAGAAGTCCAGTCCCTCAAGAACGCCTACACAGACTTGAGCTTCGAGTATGGTTACCCGACGCTCCCAGATGGCCGCCCCTTCTGGCACAAGCTCGACTTCGAACCCAGCTTTGCCTTCGGTAGTTTCCAGACGTACTTAGAGGCGATCCACGAAGGGCCCCGTGAACTGTCAAAACTCTCGACCGACGGGGAACTTCTCCGAATCATGGATCAGGGACAACCTCTTCCACAAGGTTCGTGGACCCCAAAACAGCTGAACGCCTTTCTGTACGAAACAAGCATCCTCTACTTCTGGCGTCCTAGAGCTAAGGCATACGACGTCTACAAGGAAGCTGCCTACCGCCACCTCCGTCTGAAGCGTCAGATGTCGGTAGAGGACGAGCACTTCACAATGGCTTCGAGTCTCCTCCGGGAGCTGAGGGAAAAAGTCTTCAGCCAGCCTAAGTTCTTCGACAACATGAAGCCCCAGACGGCGGCAGATCTTCTAAGTAAGCTAGTAGGCATCCAGCGTGTCAGTGTTGGTCTCCCAGCCGCTGGTCCCTTAGCACAGAAGGAACGTGACGAGGACACCAGCTTCGAGATGATCGTCCGAAGCCTCGCCCAGAAGGCAGCTGGAAACGTCTATGAGAATGGTGTACCTGGACAGCCAGCAGGCGAGACTAAGGGGATTCTCAGTGATGTCTTGAAGGATCCTGAGGCTTCCAAGAACATGCAGGAACTGATCATTCGTGTTACCAGAACGGCGCAGCAACGTTTGCCAAACCCGCACGAGCAATTTCAAGGTCGCCAGTTCAAGAGTCGCCAGCGTGCGCAAGAACTCATCACCCGAGATGATCTCGCAGGTCCTTACGACTTGACGGGAGCTCCAGGGGAAAATACACCAGATCCAAAGGCAGGAACTGGAGCAGATAGTGCTTGACGACTTCAAAAGCCTCTCCGAGTCCTTTGAGCTCCCGCTCCCGCCTACTCCGTTTAGTCAGACGGATTTACAGCTAGCCGTTGAAGGTATCCTCGACCCGCGCTCAAAGGAGTTCCGGGACGCTGTCAAGTTCACGCCTGCCACTCTCGCGAACTATCGTACAAGCGGTAGATGGATACCAGCTGAGCACTTGTTATTCCTCTCAAGTATCCTGGCTCACGAAATTAGCCAGGGCGACGCACGGATCATAGTGGAGCTCCCACCACGCCACGGCAAATCGGAGGAGATTAGTGTCCACACTCCAATTTGGTTCCTCGAGCATTGGCCATGGGCCAGTGTCATTCTGGCCACCTATGCTGCCGAGCTTGCTAGCGGTTTTGGCCGTCGTGTTCGTGACTCTTTCCTGCTGGATGACGCAACCGATGGACCAAGACTTCTCGATGCACGAGTCCGAGATGACGTTCAGCGTACTGACCACTTCCTTACCACCGAGGGCGGCGGCATGGCTTCGGTCGGAATTGGCGGACCCATCACAGGTCGTGGTGCTAACCTGCTCGTCATCGACGACTACATCAAAAACTGGGCAGAAGCCAGTTCAGACCTTGTACTGCAGGGCATCCAGAGTTGGTTCGGAACAACTGCCTATACTCGACTCGAGCCAGGAGGTTCTTGCGTCATTCTAGCGACTCGATGGGTCTTAAATGACCTTATTGGTTGGTTGATCAAGAACGACAGGGATCACATGTGGACAGTTATCCGCATGCCAGCAATCGCCGAAGAGAATGACATCCTCAACAGAGCAGTCGGTGAAGCTTTATGGCCTGCTAGATACCCGATCGACAAACTCCTCCAGATCAAGAGTGTCGTGGGGGACTTTATTTTCAACGCGATGTACCAGCAGGATCCGAAAAACATTGGCGACACAAAAGCCGATCCCGAACAGATTCGAATCGTTGACCAGCTGGAAAACCCACAGCTCTACCGTTGGATCAGGTCCTGGGACATTGCAGCTACGGACGGGAAAAAGAAGAAGAAGGGTGACTGGACTGTGGGCTCTCTCGTTGGTACTAATGGCCGTCCAGGACTACCAACAGCGTTGACTTGTATCTACGACATGCAACGAGACAAACTGTCTCCGGCCAAAGTCGAGGATCTTCTCCTCAAGACTGCCCAAAGTGATGGTCCCGGGACACCAATCATCATCGAGCAGGAACCAGGCTCTTCAGGAAAAGCATATGCGGAACACCTCGCGACGAACGTCCTCCGTGGATACAATGTCACCATCAAACCTGCAGGTGGTGAGAATAAGTGGATCCGTGCGCAGCCCTACGTCGCAGCTGTTTCCCATGGCCGCATCCTCATGCTTCGGGCCGTCTGGAATCAGGTTCACAAGGACGAACTTAAGGACTTCCCAAACGGTCGGTACGATGATACAATCGACTCTGTGAGCCAGGCTTTCATCGAGCTCCATCAATCCAACATCCTCGTCCCCACATGGGGTCGTCCAAGCCCAGCAGATACTGGTGTTGTCAAAGGTGATACAGGACGACTCATCCAAGGCATCACGTGGGGTCGCAGGACTCAACTATCACTTCCAGGTATGAGATAGAGGAATCAACTATGGCCAAAGACATGGGTAAGAGCGGAAGCAACGTCACATCGATCAGACAGAACGCCTCAGCTCTGATGGCAAGAATGGGTCTTGCCCGGCTCTTCGGAACAATGTTCGAAGGGAAGCGGAAGCTGTACGACGTATTCGGCTATCCGCAGAAGCTTAATGTCAATCACCTTCTGGCCAAATATCAACGGCAGGATCTGGCCTCAAGAATCGTCGATATGCCACCGGAAGAGATGTGGGCCCATCCGCCAAAGCTCAAGCCGACGCATGGTGTGAAGGCCAGATGGGACGATTTCACTGCCAGGACTCAGTTCTGGCAACGTGTCATCCAAGTGGACAAGCTCCTCAGTTTTGGCCCCTTTGCAGTACTGTGGGTCGGGATGAAGGGTGACTCCAAGGCAAAGGCCCCCAATATTGGCACAGTGGACGATATCCTCTACGTCCAGGCCTATGGCGGTGAGAACGTCACGGTCAAGTCGTATGAGGACGACACACAGAATCCCAGGTACGGACAGCCTGTCGACTACGAGATCAAGGTAGGTCCGGAAAACCAACAGAGGACCGCCATGGTCCATTACTCAAGGCTGATCCACATCGTCGATCGTCCCTTACAAGGTCTGATGTTCGGCGAACCCCGGTTGGCCCAGATCTACAATACCCTGGAGGACATCCTGAAGGTGGGGGGAGGTAGTGCCGAGCTCTACTGGCTGACAGCCAACCGAGGAATGCAAATCGACGTGGACAAAGATATGCAGCTCCAGACCGGCGACGCTGAAGCTCTGGAAGATGAGCTGGATGAGTTCCAGCACGAGCTCAGGCGCTACATTCGGACCCGAGGTGTGAAAGTGACGCCTTTGGGCGGAGAAGTCGCCGATCCACGCGGAGTTTTCGAGACTTTAGTGTCAATTCTGGCCGGAACCACGTCAATTCCGCAGAGAATTCTGACGGGGTCGGAAGCGGGCCAACTCGCGAGTGAACAGGACAGAGCAAACTGGGCGGAGTACATGGAGCGTCGCAGACGCGTCTTCGGAGAGCCCTACATCCTCCTTCCGACGTTCCAATTCCTGGAGGACAGACAATATCTGTCCAAGGACTCCACTATGAAGGCCAAACTCGGAACCGACGACTCGGCTTTTGATTGGCCTGAGGCTTTTCACATGTCTCCTCTAGAAGATGCGCGAACCCTTGCAGAGAAAGCCAGGGCAGTCGTGAATATGAGCCGCAGAGCTCAGTTTGGAGATCCGATCGTCTCCGACGAGGAATGCCGCGTCGTTTTGGGACTCCCAGAGAAGGTGAAGAGTGGAGACACAATGCCAAAGGCCCCCACAGGATCAGCAAACCCAGGAGCTGGGGCAGGTACGCAGAGAGCTAGTCCAACAGAAGCACCAGCAGCAACAGCCCCGGCAACTCGCGAGGCACCAGATACTCGCGGCGGACAATAGTTACCAACTACACTAGCAAGGAGAGCATCATGGCAACGAAGCAACCTCGCAAAGTCGCACTCATCAACGTCGCCGACTACCCGCGCGACAAGTACTCAGCGCACTGGCATATCGTCGTAGAAGGTAACGACGACGAAGGCTATCGCTGGCAAGCGACGATCTCGTCCTACAGTCTTGTTGGCTGGGACTACAAGGGACAGCGTACGGAGAAACGTCCCGATGTCCCGATGCCTGTCTATCCGCCGGATGTCCCTGTCTCTCAGGTCCAGTATCTGAAGATGGACGCGGAGGGACAAGCGCAAGTGGAGCGGTGGCAAGACGAGCGTAGAGCCCAGTGTGCGGCCATCTACGAAGCACACCCGAAGGCCTTATTCCAGACCGCCGAGCAAGTCGGTGTGACGGACACGAGGGACGAAGCCGACACGGCTGCGCAGCAATGGGTTCTGGCTCAGATGGAGAACTACAAGCGCCCCGAGCCAGCAGTGAACCCACAGAGTGGCCACGCAATGGTGGGCTTAATCTCAGGTGGCTGGATCCTCGATGCGCTATTCGAGGGCCTCCGCCGTCTCCTTAGCCCACTGATCTTCGCGCTCGCCTACTCGACGACCGTCCGAAACAACCGGATGTCGCAAGTGCTGAACGCGATCGACGGCGGTGCGGGTCCGGCTCTGTGGCGGATCTACGATGGTTCCAGACCAGCAACCTGCGGCACGGCAACGACGCTCTTGGCGGAGATGACCTGCTCGGATCCATCGGGCTCAGTCGCCTCGCAAGCACTCACGTTCTCGGCCATCACGGCAGATGCCTCGGCGAACGCGACAGGAACGGCTACGTGGTCCAGAATCGTGGACTCCACCGGTACCTGCTGTGTCGATATGAGCGTCGGTACTTCGGGCTCGGACTTGAACCTGAATTCCACGTCCATTAGCGTCGGCCAGGAAGTCTCGATCACCTCGGCGGTCATCACCGAAGGCAACCCGTAACCTGGAGGGTATATGCGTCACTCAATTGCAGGTCGTGGCACCAGCGTTACGTGGTCCGGTGTTCGCGCGGCATTCTCGCTGTTCGCCATTGCGGCAACCGGCGGGAAGCTGCGCGAGGTCGGCGTCACGAACACTACCGTCACAGCCTTGGCGGTCGCGCTGGCGCGCTTCACGAACGCCACAGGTGTTGGTGCGGCACTTACCGAGGCTGACTATGATCCGGCGCAGCCAGCAGCCTGTACTGGCTTCGCAGGCCACACGGCGGATGGCGCGGTAGGTCAGATTTTCCGGCAAGCAACCATCGCGGCGGCTGTTGGTGCTGGTGTGGTGTGGACGTTCGGTGATTCTGGCATCTTGATCCCGGTGGGTACGGGGAACGGTATTGGACTGATCGTTCCGACTGGTGCAGGTCAAGTCCTCGACTACTGGATGGACTGGGACGAATAATCCGTGCCTAGTTCAGTCACCATCGACGAGCGCACGTTCCCGGTAGGCCCGCCCATCACGCGGCAGGTGGACAGCTTTCCGGCGAACGTGAAGCGCATCCGCGTCACCATGACGCGCGTGAACTGGCCTGTGGGCAACGTGTTCAAGGTCAGCGTGCTCTGGTCGGACGGCACCGGGATTGCTCCCACGGTGGCGGGTGGTGTCGTTCTCGGCAAGGATGGTCAACCGCAGACGGTCTTCCCCTTTGAGTTTGAAGTTCCGCAGGAGGCGGATGGGAGCGGTGGCTTGCGCGACCGTAACGTGGTGCACGGTGACTTTTCGCTTCAGGTGTTGCAGGAGTTCACCAGTGCGATCACCATCGAGGCGCTAACGTGATCTTGCCAGTTCAATCCGTTGCGTTCAAGCTGGGTAGCAACGTCACTACCGTCGATGTGACGCTGAACGGGGTGGTGGCCGGGAATTTTCTAGCCATACAGGTAGGCATCATCCAGAACGCCACGCACCAGCAACCGGTGAATTCGCCTGATGGTAACGGTAACACCTGGAGCACGACGACTCCTTCTGCCCTTCAGGCTCTCATGGTCGAGTACATCAGTTACGCAATGAACGTCTCGGCGGGTAACACCACCGTCACGCTGGACCAAGGAGGTAGTGACCCTTTTGCTTACAGCGGCAGTTTCGGAGAATACTCTGGCGTGGCGCTCGCTTTGGCGCTTGATCAAGAGGCATCGAATGTGGGGAACAGCACAACTCCCACCACGGGAACGACGCCCCCGACCACGCAGGATGATGAGTTAGTGCTGGCGTGTGTGACAACCGATGTAGTTGCCGATCCAGTTGGCATTGACGTGCCACCTACGGCTGGGTACACGAATATCACGGTGGATCAGAATGGCACTGCGATTTGGGCATATGCCACGGACTACAAGGTGGTATCCGCCACCGGAGCGCAGAGCGCCGACTACGGCACCATTACCAGCAGCAATTGGGTTGCCAAGATTGCTACGTTCAAGGCGGCTGTGGCAGGTGAGCCGAGCGTAGCGCCGATCCGCGTCACCCAATCTGGGTTACGCTGGTAAGCCATGGCCATTTCCTTCGTCGGCGCGGCGACCGGTACAACGAGCGCGACACTGCCATCGTTTAACAGCGGCGATTGCGCGGTGGTGTTTGCCTTCCGCGATGGCTCGACAACGAATCCATCGGTGCCCGCAGGCTGGACAAACCTCACCAACACGCTCGATGGCTCGACCTGCTCTGTGTCAATCGGCTGGCGTAGGTTGCTGGTCGGCGACACGACAACTGGTACATGGACGAACGCCTCGATCATAGCGGTGCAGGTCTATCGTGGGTGCGAACCATTCATTGCACCGTTTCTGCTCGGTGGCACGGCGCAGGGCACGGTGAACACCTCGGTAGCGATGCAGACCTTCACTCTCAACCGCACGAACGCAACATCGTGGGTAGCTGGCTTTGTTGGTCACCGCAGCGTGGATACCGATCTGAACACGGCGTGGACTGGTATGACAAGCAGGCAAAACCCGGTCAACGCGACGGCGGAGATGGCGAGCCAAGACACAAATGGCGCGGTGTCCTCGTGGTCCACACAGACACGCAGCATCGGCGGTACGGCGAGCGGCTGGATTTCCTACACTATCGAGGTGAGGGCGCTGCAAGCGCAGACGCCCGGTGAGTTGATCCTGCCGCCGTTCGCGCCGATGAAACACAACCGAGACCACAGGTCGTGAGCAAAAACTTCACGAGAGGCTACCCGACCTACACGCGCGACCAGCGCAACTTGTGGCCGCAGATTCTCGGTGGGCTGGAACCACCACCAGCAGGAATCACGGGCACTGTCGCTAAGACAGAGGGTGCAGATACCAGAGCGATATCAGGCAAAGTCTCAGTCAGAGGCACCGTAGCCAAAACGGAGACTAGTGACACTCGTGCTATCGCAGGTAAGATCTCTGTTAAGGGCACTCTTACTCGCACAAATACGGATGATATCCAGGCTGCCTCGGGGACTGTAACGAACCCAGGAGTCAACGGCTCAGTCTCGCAGACCGAGCAACCAGATACCAGATCAATAGCAGGTAAAGTAACAGTCAAAGGTACTGTCTCGAAATCCGAGCAGGGTGATACCCGGGCTATTGCGGGTAAGGTCACAGCTAAGGGCTCTTTGGCTCGTACAAACGCAGCCGATACCCAGGCTGCCCAAGGTAAGGTTCGTTGGGTCGCAACGCTCGCCAAAACTAACCAGAATGACACTCAAGCTGCCTCAGGTAAAGTCACTGCCAAGGGTACGATCGCTCGGACTAACCAAAACGATACGCAGGCTGCTTCAGGTAAGGTTGCAATCAGAGGTACTGTCGCAAAGCTGGAACAAGGTGATACCCGAGTTCTATCCGGTAAGCTCACAGCTAAAGGCACTCTCGCTAGGACTAACCAGAACGACACGGCCTCTTTCACTGGGATGGTCGGCTCGGTTATCGTTGGTACAGTCGCTAAAACGGAGCAACATGACACCCTGTCAGCTTCCGGTCGAGTCGACATCGATGGTTCAATGTCTCGTACGGAGACCCACGACCCGGCAACGGCTTCGGGTAAGATCGCGTCTAGGGGTTCGCTCGCTAAAGCCAACCAGAACGATTCGCCATCAATCACGGCGAAGATCCGTGCTCACGGAACTCTCGCTCGGACGAATCAGAACGACACCCAAGCAGCAGCCGGCAAACTTCGGTACGTCGGTACCGTCGCAAAGACCGAACAGTCTGATACCAGAGCGATTACTGGTAAGGTCGTAACGAGGGGCTCTCTTGCTAGAACTGAGCAATATGACATCTCAACAATCACTGCTAAGGGTCGAATCAAAGGCGTTCTGGCCATCACGGAGCAACACGACGACCCAGATATGTTCCAGTTGCAGCCTTCACCACCGGCTGGCGAGGGAAATACGAAGCAAGGTTATAGGCCGAGAAGAATTGTAGACGGAGATCCCAACAGGATGATTACTGGATCCGATAGGATCCGAACCGCTAGGAGGCCCTAAATGTTCGATCCTAAGACCCCGCAGGAAGAAGACTCCTTCGGTTTCGACTACACTGATCTCCTCTCCGCAGGAGAGACGATCGTATCCGCTGTTGTCACAGTCGACGTGATCGATGGTGTTGACCCGAGTCCCGGTGCAATAATTGCTGGCTCCGCTAGTGTTGCGGGGCCGATTGTCTCGATCAAACTCCAGGGCGGTGTAGAGGGCGTCCTCTACTGTATCCACTGCCTTGCGACCTGTTCAACCGGTCTTAAGAAGGAACTCAAGGGTGACCTCCGTATTCAAGCAGAGTGCTAACAAGGCCTGCAGCCTGATTTGAGGGCCGTTGTGGCGCAAAAACTTCGCGAGGTAGTCAATCAAGCCAACGAGCTAGTTGGCTACACCCATTGGTGTCCGGGATGCAAAGGATCCCACTTCATACAGACGAATGGTCGCAACTCTCAAGGAGCTACCTGGAAGTTTAATGGTAATCTCGAGAGTCCAACGTTCAGTCCAAGTGTTAGATGCTTCACGAATAAGGGTAAGTGGGAGGGAGACAAATGGACACCAACAGGTCCTGATGTAACAACATGCCACTACAATATCACGGACGGTAGCATTATATACCATGGGGACTCTCCACATCCTCTAGGAGGTCAGACAATCCCGTTACCGGATTATCCCGAGACCATCATTTGACCACTAAATTCCCGGTGACACTTTTCTCAGAACCATTTATAATGGAGGTATGGGAAGTCCTGGTAGTGAGGAGAACTGATGCCCGCCGCATTTGACAGGTGCGTTTCGGAAGGTGGCGCAGTTCGCACGGTCAGTGGACCCAACAAGGAACACAGGCTGAAGGAAGGCGAGTATGTCAGATACTGCACCATGGGAGGCAAGACTCACCGGGGCGAGGTACACCAGAAGAAGAAGGCCACGAACAGCGGAGCAGACGGAGTGTCACATCAGCACGTCCGAATACAGGTAGGTCAGGACGGGAAGGTCGAGACCAGAAAGTGGAACGGTCGAGACCATCTCGTCGTGCCCGCAATTATGTTAGTCGAGGGAGTCCTCCACTCGAGTAACGCCGATCATCCTGCACTTGCGTTGTCCGAGGAATTCGGAATCTTCCCCCAGAGCTGGGATGGCCGTCCAATCGTCTTTGGTCACCCAAACGAGGATGGCGAGGCAGTCTCAGCGAACAGTCCCGGGATCTGGGAAGATCAAGTCATCGGCCACTTGTTTGGCTCTGGCATGAAAGGCAAGAAGAAACTCCGGACATATATGTGGCTGGACAAGGCGAAGGCCCCGAAGAAGGAACTCGAGGCCCTAGAGAAGGGCGAAACGGTCGAAGTATCAACAGGGCTATACGCCCTCGAAGAGAAGACCGAAGGTCAGTTCGAAGGCAAGGACTACAAGTCAATCTGGCGCAATATCGTGCCGGATCATCTCGCACTACTCCCGATAGGTTCCGTTGGCGCGTGTAGTATCGCCGATGGTTGCGGAGCTCCCCGAACCAACCAATCAAGCGAGGCATCCATGACTGCAGCTGCGGCCCAGCCCCAACAGAATTGCGCGAAGTGCGCTGAACAAGTCCAGGCCAATACGCGAAAGGCCCTGGAGAGCTTCTTCGCTAAGAGTGGGTTGCAGACCAACGAACTCTCCGATACCGACAAACGGTCGGCTGTCGAGATGGCACTCAGCGAAGCCTACGACGGCAACGGCTGGTGCATGATCCTCGCGATGTTCTCCGATACGGTCGTGTACGCACACATGGATCCGCAGTCGTATAAGTGGGAAGTGTACCAGAGAACCTACTCAGTGGCGGAGGGCGGGGCGATTTCGCTCGGCTCCGACATCACTGAAGTGAGGGCCGAAACGAAGTACGTACCACTCGTCATCACAGTCGAACAAACCACCACCACCACCAACGTAGGAGCAGAGAACATGAGCAAACCGAACGAAGCAGCCCCGAGTGGCGCGCAACCGGCGGCCAACGCACAACCCGCAGTAGCAGCTGTTGCGGCGCAGCCTGTGGTTCCGGCCGTCGCACAAGTCCCAGCAGTAGCAGCAGTAGCAGCAGCAGGGGTAGCACCGATCGTCGCTGCGGTAGCGTCAGCGGAACCGAAGAAGGCGAAGTCGATGGAAGAGCTGATGGAGATGGCCGAGCCCAATGTCAAGACGCAACTCCAGAGCATCATCAAAGTCAACACCGATCGTGCTGCGGCGCTGATCAAGAGCCTGGAGAACAAGGTCGGCCTGGACGCCAACGAGCTGAAGAGCCTCTCCCTGGAACAGCTCGAGAAGATGGCCACCAAGCTGAACGGCGGTCAGCCAATCGACTATTCCGGTGCCGGTGGCGGAAGCGTCGCAGCGAATGCCGCAGCCGCAGTTCAGGGCAACGGTCAGCTGGACTTCACGCCAGCGACTCCAGTGTTCGCGGAGAACGAGCAGGTTCCGGCGAAGCAAGTAGTACCCGGCCGTAAGGCAGCGTAGCCCCAACGGGGCGTAGTCAAGTCGTCACATAGTCGACGCAAAGAAACCGAACTAACCCTGAAAGGGCACTACCATGGCAAGCAATACCATCTGGCTGAAGGGCGAAGGCCAAGTCAAAGAAGCAGCCGCTGGGGGCGCAATCACTCCGGGTCACCTGATCAACTACAACACGTCCAAGCAGTTCGTCGTTCACGGTACGGCGGAAGGCAACGCCTACCCGATGTTCGCCCTCGAGAAGGACTTCGTCGGCAAGGACATCAGCTCCGCCTACAGCTCGACCGAACGTGTCCAAGCGGTGATTCCGCTGAGAGGCGCCGAGATCTATGCGCTCCTGCCGGCGAGCGCTCTGGCAGTCGTCATCGGCGATGAGCTGGTGAGCAACGGCGACGGCACGCTGAAGAAAGTCACTGCCGGCGCGGTGACCGTGGGCAATCTGCGTCGAGTACTGGCGCGTGCGCTCGAAGCCGTGGACAACTCCGCCGGCGGTACGGTGGTTCGAATCAAAGTCGAGACCGTCTAGGTCCCAGTTCAGTCCAACTCAGGAAAGGAAGCACTAATGAATCCGAACCAAGTCGAAGGACTGGTGCAAGGCGGTCAGTACCAGCCGGGCTCCGTGGCCGCAAGGCTCATGGCGAACGGGCTCAATATCAACGCCCTCCGCACCAACGATGTACTCCGCAAGGAGGAGTGGCTGCTGTTCGATCGCACCGTGGTCGAAGTCGCCCGTCCACGGCTCGTGGCAGTCGGCGATCTGCTGACTCGCGGTCTGCGCATGCCAATCGCCAACGCGATGGGCACAACGATCGTCCAGCACGAGACGTCGAGCGACATGTCGGCTGCCGACATCAACATGACGGGTCTGGCGGAGGGCGAGCGTGACCGGGTGCTGTTCAGCCAGGTGAACACGCCACTGCCGATCATCCACAAGGACTTTCAGTTGTCCTTGCGGAACCTCGAGTCGGGGCGTCGGATGGGTCAGCCAGTCGATACCACGATGGCAGCGATCGCCACGCGCAAGGTCGCGGATGCGGCCGAAGCGATGGTGTTCAACGGCGCGAGCGTGGTGGCCGGTGGCGGGACGATCTACGGCTACAAGAACCATCCCTCCCGTAATACGGGTTCAACCACGACGGACTGGGATCTCGGCACCACGACCGGTGAAGTGATCCTGACCGACCTGATGGCGATGATCGCCAAGGCCGTGGCTGACAACATGTTCGGCCCGTACATCGTGTATGTCAGTGTCGCCTCCTACGTTCGCCTGCTCGGCGACTTCAAAGCGGCCAGCGACAAGTCGATCATCTCCCGGCTGCTGGAAGTACCGGAGATCGCAGCGATCCGCCCGACGTCGCAAGTCGCCACTGGTGCGGAAGTCCTGCTGGTGCAGATGTCCTCGGACGTCGTCGACTGGCTGGATGGCCTGCAACCCACGACCGTGATGTGGGACTCGCACGGCGGCATGATGATCCACTTCAAGGTCATGATGATCGGTGCACCACGCATCAAGTCCGATCAGACGGGCCAGTCAGGAGTCGTGCACTACACGTAAGCGGCCTGAAGCTCAGGAGCGCACGAACGGCAATAGCATCGGGATGGTGGGGGCCGAGACCCCCACCATTTGTTTCGTAGTCAACTAGTCAGGAGATCATCATGGCAAAGTTCAAGGTCGCAGCAGGCAAGCATCACCAGCGTCAAGCCGATGGGTCGGAAAAGACTTTCAACCAGGGCGACCCGATCGAGATGTCGGCGTCGGAAGCCGCCAAGTTCCCGAACAAGTTCGTTCCCGTCATCGAGGACGAGCCAGTAGTCGCGGTCGCGGCCGCGGCCGAACCCGAACCCGAACCGAACAAGACGCCGACGCCGACTTCGAAGTCAGCACTAGTCGGTCCGAAGACCAGCAAGTAACGGGAGACTCTTGTGGCCAGAGTAGGACAGGCGGAAGTACGTAGTATCGCGGGACTGCCAGACCAGGCGGCTCCGGCGATTATTACTGCCATCCCGGTTGCCTCTACTCTAGTCACGGAGAACCTTGTAGGCCAGGGGATGACAGATGCAACGCTTAAGAACATCGAGCTCTTCCTTGCGGCGCACTTTGCGACGCTGTCTTGGGAGAAGGGTCCCTTAGCTGCAGTCCAAGTCGGTGAGGCTACCGAGAGGTACCACGATATCTACAAAGCTGGTTTCAGCTCCACCCGCTTTGGCCAACAGGCTCTTTTGCTTGACAGATCCGGGATACTCTCGGATATGTCGGCGAACGCTACGAGCCCAATGAGACGTGCCGAGTTCACTGTGATCGGTACTCCTGATGTGGATCCCCTGGAGTGAAGCACTAATGGGCATTCTCGTAGGCCGTCTTCCGCACAAGCTGACTTGGTGGAGAGTCACTGGAGGAGATGGCTTTGGCGGTGATACCTTTGCATCCCCAGTATTGATCGATGGGCGGTGGGAGGATCGTCAGGAGACCTTCTATGGTGCCCTGGATCGCCGGGAATTGATCAGCAAAGCCGTCGTGTTCGTAGATCGGGACATGGCAGTTGGTGACTTCCTCCTGCAAGGTAACCAAGTGGCCCAAAGCTCGCCCGTGGCTATTGCTGGAGCACTAAAGATCCAGCGCTACGACAAGATTCCTGACCTTCGCTCACTAGACGAAGTCAGAAGGGCGGTCCTCTAATGGCCACCAGGATTAAAGCCGATTTCCAGCCAAGACTCCCCGGGCGTGTAAACGAGGGGAGTCACGCATTCTACCGACGGAGCTCCATGATCTCTGCACGTGAGAGCATGGCGACTGTAGTTAGGAACTACGAAAGAATCATCAAGCAGCTCCATAGCGTTACGCCTGATGCTGTCAGGAATGCGCTCGAGCCTGTCTTCAATAAGAGTCTGGAGTACGTACCCTACAAATCGGGTCGCCTGTCCGAGTCGGCGATTCTCGAAGTGGAAGGGAGCCCAGGCAACATCCGAGGATCAATCACCTACGGCAACCACGAGGCTTGGTACGCTGCATTGGTACACGAGTACGTATGGCTTAACCACAATCCACCGACTCGTGCCAAGTATCTACAGTCTGCCCTGGAGGAGGAGATGGATAGCTTCCTCACTTCACTGGCTGTAGACTATGCCTCGGCACTGGGGATGGTATGAAAGATCCAGCCATCTGCATTAAGGACGTGATCGTAGGAGCACCCCCCCTTGGAGCCTTCGGGGCTACGACGGGATGGGGCGTGTTTCTCGGAGCGCTTCCTTCAGTGCCAGACACGATTATTCTCGTCAATAGGACTGGTGGTCGTCCTCCCTTCCCTCACTTACTCCTGAACGAGCCTTCAGTTCAGGTAATGGTTCGAGGCTCAAAGAATGGTTACGTGGATGCGAGTAACAAGATCCAAGCAATCGTCAATCGCCTTTTAGGGATGACGACACAGGTTCTCCAAGGGGATACCTACCGGTCTTGCAACCAGGTCGGTGATGTGAGCTATCTGGGGCAGGACGACAATACTCGCCCGATGTTGGTGGCGAATTTCTGGTTCATAGTTGAGCCCGCGGCGGAAGCCGGCGGAAACAGAGTCGCTATTACCTAGTAAAGGAAAGGACAAACCATGGCTGCAAAGCGCATCGAAATCTCCGCCGACGACGCAACCTATTACCTTCTTCCTGGAGGTCAGGGCGAAATCAGTCGCGACGGAGCGTCAATCGACGACACCATCTTCGGGCAGGTCTACAAGTCTGCCCTGACGGGTCCAATCACGTGGGGTATCAACGCCAACGCTGTGTACAAGGGCTTCCCGGGTTACGCCGCGAAGATCCTCAAGCCCGGTACCTCAACAGCGATGTCGGACGAAGCGATGGCCCTTGTTTCGGGCAAGACGTACCGTATTACCGCAACAGCCAAGCGCGCAATCGACCGCGCAACGACGGTAGTGGTAGAGGACAACGCTGTCGATCACACAGCAGACGTCGATCATATCGACTACTTGCTGGGGACGGTGACGTTCAAGTCAGCCTACACGGTTACGGGTTCAGTCACTATCACGGGGAATTACTTCCCGATGACGGTGGCGATCGCCAAGTACACTGGCTTTACGCTCAACATGACGGCCGAGGCCCTTCGTACCTCCGATATGCCCGCACTCCAGGCGAACTCGGGGTACCATACGCACTCGCCAGGTCTCAAGACCGTTACCTTGGAGCTACCGAACGTCTTCTTGGCAGCCGACGGGTGGGGCGATGAGGTCGATGACCGCCAGGAATGGTTGATCGAGATCAACCCCGATGGCACTGGGTGGTCAGGCTCCATTGCACGGGGCTTCTTCCGTCTCATGTCCCAAAGGCAGTCGGGTAACGTCGGGGCACTGGAAGATGAGAACCTCCGGTTCGAGCTGAACGTCCCGTACTATGCCTCGACGCCGGGTCTCACGTCGCCGTTCAACTGGTTCCATTCGACGTCGCCACTGTCGCCGATTCCGACGGCCATCAAGACCTGTCTGGATCGGTTCCTCGGGGATCTGCCGATCTATGGCAAATATCTCCACGACGGTGTCGCCGGCTGGAAAGGTGCAGGCGTCCTGACGAGTCTCTCCCTCACGGCTGGGATGGAGTCGGTCAATACGTTCGCCGTCAACATCCAGGGTAGCGGACAGCCAACCGCGGCGTAAGATCAATTACCGAATCACCTAGGGGCAAGGGTCTGAAATTAATGTCCGGCGCTCCTAGGCCCCTTTCAACGTAGAGGAGTAGAACATGAACACAGTACGTGATAGTATTCGTGGCAAGATCCTGGACGAGAAGATCCGTCGGATCGTAGTAGAGCTTGACGACAGTACACAGGTGGAAGTCCGCCAAATGTCGATCGGGCAGATGCTCGATGCAGTGAACGAGACCGACAACAAGAAGCGCATGGCGAGTTATCTCATCTCATGTTGCTTCGTACCTGGCACTGAGGACCCCGTCTTCGAGGCGCAGGACTTCGATGTCCTGATGGGACTTCCGGCTGGTGGTTACTACCAGAAGCTGATGGACGCGATCAACAAGCAGCTCCTACCGGCGGAGCTCAAAGCAGCGGGAAAAGACTAAAGCAGGACTCCTACCAGTTCTTGATCCAGAGCGTCGGATATCATCTGGGTAAGACAGAGTCGGAGGTAAAGGTGATGGGGGGCGACGAGTTCGCCCGCTGGGTCACGTACCTCAAGGAGCACGTGTACAAAGATGGCCACCCGCCGAACAATCGATCTAGGAACAGTCGGATTCGGTCTCGTACCTGAGACTAGGGCGCTCGAGCAATCACTTACCCAGCTCCGCAAGTACGGTAAGGAAGTCGAGCGTCTTGGTCAGATCGAGGACGATACTGTCCAGAAGCAGTATCGGAAGTTCGCCAGCATCGAGCGTATCCTCACTACACTCTATGTGAGGACTTCGGCTGTTATCGCCCGCATGAGAGAGGCGGGAGTTTCTGCGACGGAAATCGACAAGATTGATCAGGCGTATAAGAGAGTCAACACGACTCTTACCAGGCAGGCTGATTTACTGAGTCGGTCGCAGATCGCCCGAGCGTCCATCGGTATGGGCGCTGTCATCTCAGGTGGTAATCGGTTGGCAAGTCAAAAGGAGGTGGGCGGACTAGCGCTTGCCTTCAGGGACCTTGAGCGGGCTGCCATTCTCGCAATTGGTCCTCTGTCAGGAGTCGGAGCGCGCCTCGCAGTCTTGGCCGCGCTCTTCGAATCCGTTGGTAGCTCGATGACGTTGATGATTGCCGGAGCAACGGGCGTTGTCACAGGCATTGGCCTCCTCGCTGCGGCAGGTGTTAAGGCCACGATGGACATGGAGCGCTTCAACGCCCAGTTGACAGCGTCTACCGGCGCTGCAGTCTTAAATGCCGATACGTACGCCTACCTTCTGGAGCTGTCTAACAGGCTGGGCCAGAACGTACGCAACCTCATCGAGCCCTACGCTAAGTTCACGACTGCCGCCCGATTGTCGAATGTTAGTCTCCAAGACCAGCGGAAGATCTTCGAGGCTGCTACCGTTGCTGGTACCGCTATGAAGCTCAATAGCGAGCGCATGGGGCTCGTATTCTTAGCCCTGGAGCAGATGTTCTCCAAGGGCACGGTTTCAATGGAGGAACTCCGCAGACAGTTAGGCGACTTGCTGCCGGGCTCCTTTGCGATTGCTGCTCAGGCGATGGGAGTCACAGAAAGTCAGTTGACCAAGATGATCAAGAACGGGGAAGTTCTGGCGAGGGATCTCCTCCCGAAAATGGCCAAGGGATGGATAGAAGCCTTTGGACCTGCGGCATCT